TTATCCTCTCCATAAAACCGGTTTCAGTGAATAGGGGAGATATAGCGGGTGCGCCGGGGAACCATCAGAGTTGAGTTTTAGATAGTGCGCTTTTCCTGGGTAATACTGATTAATTCTCTCCCGAATCATAGGACCAATGTTCAAAAACCTGCCGTGCCCACCCCAAGCGCATATTGCAATAGCGCACTGGTTAACCGTATCTGCGATTGCCCTAAAGTTCTCGGGGCCAACAGGATCTGTGACTTCATAAAGCGCCTTTGGATCGGTAGACCTAAGCGCAAAGATGTTGACCACTTCCAGCCCGCCGTAACCCAGCGAATCCGCTCTTTTCTTGCACCGTGATACGGTTGGATCAAGCGCCTCATGCGTTGCCGTGGAAGGGTTGAGCATCACAAAACACAGCTTCGGCTTAGATTCGTCCCACACCCTCCATAACCGGTATCTGTAGCGTTCGCAGTCAGAAAAAACCGCACCAGCTCGTTCGTCGCCTTTCGTATGAATCACGACTTTTCCATCTTTTCCGGATCTATCGGCATGGATAATTCAAAAGCCGGTGCCTGGTCTATCTCGGCGTACTCTGGTTCTTCCTGGTCTTTCATGTTTCCGCTTATGAAAAAAATAGCCATAAACAGCACGAATACCAGGTAAGCATAGGAATTTTTCACGTTCCGCTCCTTACTTCTGCTGGTGCATTGACGGCCAGGAATCTATCAAGCGCTGCGTGTACCACTTCCAGTTCGACAATTCCTGAATACTTGTTCCGAAAAGCGATTGCATCGCGTACGGACAAATCAAACATCAATGCGTACGTATTTGATAGAGTCGGAATGTTGTCGCCGGATTTAATAAGAGTCGGTTTTGTTGGCTCCGCTTTCGGCGCATCCGCTTCCACTGGCTTTACTTGCATGGCTTGCATCTTCGCCTTCTCTTCTGCCTGGATGCGTAGGCGCTCTGCTTCCAGTTTCTTCGCTTCGTCCATTTTGTGCTGCGCGATGCGGTTCTGAACCAGCATTTGAAAGTCGTCGGACGGCTTGTAAATCACTCGGTCAAGATCGGGGAACAGTAATTCATAGCCCTTGGAATGTTCCCGATACCATGCCAGCTTTGCGCGAATTTCCTTCGCCGTTGCATCAACCGCAATTTTCGAGTTCGCTAGTTCCGTATCAACAGCGTCATGCAGGCTTTTGAGCGTGCGTTTGCTCTTCGCTGCGGTAATGAAGTCCGGCCACTGAGCAACCAACTTAATCGGCTTGATTTCTTCTTCCAGGCTTTTCATGTGAGCCGAAAACGCCTTTGTCGCCTTGCTGATGATGTCTTCCCTGATCTGTTTCTTTCGCGCCACAACCATCTTTTCCAGCATCAACCGAGTCTTACGTGCAATCTCACGATAAAGCTCTACCGTACGGCGCATTTCATCGACTTCAGCGGCTTGCGCGAGCGCGTTTTGCTCCGCTGCTTCGAGGGCGGTTTCTACCTTTTGGAGCGTCTTCGCGGCGGCATCTGCATTAGCAAACCCTTGGTCGTCGTTTGGCTCAAGGTCAAGGCGTTCTACAAACTCGTTTAGCTTTTTACCGAACAGTTCCAGATTGGATATGATGCTGATAGAACCGGAAGCCTGGATGGTCAGTGCCGGGAGCTGCATTACAGCTTGCGCTTCGGGCTTTTCGGGGTGAGCTATCGGAACGTACTCGGCAAGGTCTTTCTCGAACTGTTGCCATCCAGCCCGGATGCGCTCAAACCACTCCCGATCCGGGAATACTTCCATCCAGACTAGGTTTTCACGGGTGCCATCGGACACGGTGAAAATGAGTCTTTCTGCGCCGGTTATCATCAATACCTGTTGACATTGCGGCATATGTTCTTCTGGAAGAATGTTTTGGAGTACACTTTCGGCCAGCGCCTCATTCCATTGTTTATGCTCGAACGAATCTTTATCGCACAGCGTCAGGCCATCGCATGAAGCCGATAATAGGCCGTCTGAACAGGTAACCGGATATAGTTCGATATCGAAGAACTCTTCAATGATTGGGCGTGCCAGCGCTTCAACTTCGTGGCCGTAATCGAGGATGTTCTTTTGTACCCACTCGCTGAATTCCTTCGGCGTACCGGTGTGCTTCATGTGCAGAAGTTCGGTGCGAGTCACTTTTTTTGAGAGACCCAGCATCGCTGCCGCTTCACTCGCGCCGAAGTGTTCCAGGCGGAATTTATGCCATTCGTCACTACCCTGAACAAGTCTGTGATCTGTTCTCATATTTAGTCCGTCGCGTGCGTCCATGAATCAATCTCGAACTTCTGCTCTTTCGTAAATAAAACACCCTTGCTTTCGATCATGGCAATCAAGGCGGCTGGGCTTTTCTTTTTATCGACTACGAGTTTTTTCCAGCCTTCTTTCTTTGAGTTGAATTCTGCCTCTGCCATCGTTGGCGCTTGAACCTCTGCTTCCGCTTCTGGCTCGTCCGGCACTGGTGCCCAGGTGCCGTCAATCGCATCCTTGATTGTTAATCCCTGCTTGCCGATTTCTGCCGCATCATTCAGGCTGATTGCGGCTGCAAGGTCTGCTGATGCTGGCATGTATTTAAGAACCTGAAGCAGTACTACTTTTCTGGCATACATTTCCATATTTTCATGTGCGTAGTGTGCCGTTCCTACCTTGTTGTACCGCGCCAAGTGTTTCTTTACTCGGCCTATCGGCCACACTTCTATTACCGGCCACTCCGCGCTTTTAACACGCCCAACGGCGTAGACATGAGTAAGGTGTTCAATATCGAATTCTTCTCCCGGCTTGTGATTCACAAATGGCCGATCACCAAGGGCGTAGTCGAACTCGTCACCATCAAACACCGCGCCAGTCCATACCGTGGCATTGCCAGCACGGTTGACAAGATCGACAAGCCCCTTCCAACCGGGGATAAGCTGGCACTCGTACGACGTAACCCACTCCCCATTAACTTTTTCGCTTTTCTTGTACGGGAGAAGATATGCGCGTCCCAGCGTGTCGATTTCCAAGCCCAACTGACTCGCTTGAATAACGGCGGCAAACACACTGCGGGGATCGCACTCTGCCAGTTTCGAGTTTCTCCTGAATGCCGTGAGCGCGATACGAGACATCCGATCACCGTTCAAGTGACGCGGCAACGCTCTCGCTATCTCGCCTTTGTATTGCTCTAGCATCGCCGGAAAGTTCTTCGGCTTTTTCTCTGTCTGAGTCGATGGAAGGCTCATTGGTTTTCTCCTGAATTTGTCCCGGCTTTTAACCAGAGCCGGGGAACTGGTGAGGGGTTATTTTTTTACCGTGGCTTCGATCCAGGGTGTGGCCCACTCTATAAACCGCCTGTCGTTTTCTACAGCTTGTTCCTCACGCTCGTTATCGGCGGTTACGGTGTAAGGCTCAACTTCGCTGGCGAAGTAGGCCACTCGGAACCGGATAGTTTTCGTTTCTTCACTCATTGGTTTTCCTCCATCCATGCTGCGGCCCGTCCAACAGCTTCTTTTAAGCTTTGCCCCTTCATCGTCGGAAACTCATCAGATGTAAGCGTGCAGATTCGCGTCGTTTCCCTGGAACGTGGCGTCCATGTAACCGAAACCTCGTTGTCATCAAGAAACGCTGTAATCTCGTTCCCCGTCATTTCGAGCGGGGCAAGGCGGCGTTCTACAACCGCAAAGCGTTCGCGCTGCGCGTAAATCTGTTCATCGCTCGGCTCTCGTAATGCGTAGTTCATGGTTTGTTCCCTCTGTAGTTCTTCATCTTCTCCCGCAACAAGGCGATAACCTCGCTGTGGATCTGGCAAACCCTAGATTCGTGTATCCCTAGAATTGCCCCTATCTGCCGGAAGTTGAGTTCTTGCTCGTAATACATATCGATCAACTCTTTTTCTCTCGGCATAAGGTTTTTAACCGCCTCACTCAAGTAACTGTCTGTGACAACGACGGCCTGCGACATTGATTCTTCGTCGTAGTAGGTAACCTGTTCCTGATACACGTCAATCAACATCTTCCGGCACGTTCGCATGGAGACGCCCAGCTCTCGAGCAATTTCGCTATCAAGAGGCGTTCTTGCGAGCCGTTGTTGCAACTCTTTCGTCGCAGCGGCGATTTGCTGAACATTCTTACGCGCAAGCCGTGGCAACCAGTCGCCTTTCCTTATTTCATCCACCATCGCGCCACGTATCCGGTATATCGCGTAGGTTTCGAACTTCGCTCCGGGCACCTCCCTGTACCGATTCAAGGCATTCAGCAAACCGATCATTCCGGCCTGAATCAAGTCATCTATTTCGATATTGGCGGATAGCTGAAGACCCATTTGATGGGCTATTTTCTTGACCAGTGGATAATATTTTTCGATACAGACAGATGAATCGTAGTACGTACTCGAACCGTTGTCAATACGTACTCGTACTTTTTTGCACAAAAAATTTTCCCTTTTGAGGGTTAGTCTTCTTCTTCGATCTGACCCATGATGCGCCGATGGAGGCGCATGAGCGGTAACACGGCTGATTCTGGGTTTACGAGATAAGATCCTTCCAGCCCAAAGTCATAACCATCTTCGTATTCCGCAAAGCCGCCAATTCCTTTGAGTTTTCCGTTTCTGGCTTCTTCGGCAAGTTTTTCGGTCAACTTTATTAAGTTGACCTGGGAAAGTGGAATTTCTTTTTGAATGGAATCTCTTTTTCTGTTTCTAGGATTAGCCACTATCTCTATAGTGTTTTTTGGGAAGGCTCGGACGATTCCTATTACCGATTCCAGGGAATCATCATCAATTGATTTACGCGATTTGGGACGATTTTGACCCGCTAAAATGATCTCTTTCATTCGAGTGGTTTTTCAAGCGTCTCTTAGTGGGGGGTGTTTTATGGCGATTATCACCGATGCGCAACTGCTGATTAGGATAAACTTCTTCTTTTCTTCTATCGCCGGGACTGTCTCCGTAGGCCGCTTGCGGTTCTGCTACCAGTCTTTCCGCAAGCTGACATAAGATGTCCCGTGATCCCTTGTCCATTATTTTAACATTGGATACAAGGCTGTATTCATCCGGTGTTAGCAAATCTTGCAAATCACGAGCGCGTTCAGGTGTATTCACACCATCAATTGGCTCGGTTCCCCTTAATTGACCTTCCGTAACCCCTAGCGCGTGCGCCCACGCGCGAATGGTGTTTGCTTTTGGTTCGTCGTGCCTACCCGTCAGAAACCGGTATGTGGTTGGCGCAGAAACCCCACTTAGCCTATACAAATCATGGGCATTCAGACCTCTGCGGTCCATTAGGGCTTTTAGAATTTTTTTAGTCTGAGACATGACGGATATGGTTACGCAAACGTACTGTCTTGTCAAGTTCTACAACGAAAAAACTTCGTCTACGTATTGACATGTGATTCGACTACGTACCATAATTACAGCCATGAACACTATACAACCAATCGACGTAAAAAAATTACTCACGGATCTTTGGGCCAATGCCGGTTTGTCGGACGCGAAGATCGGAAAAGAGATTGATGCTCCGGCAGCAACAATAACCAGGCTTCGAACCGGCGTACATAAAACCACGGACATAAACCGTGGAATTTTGATAGCCAATCTCCATGCGAAGTTTTTTCAGCAACGAAAATGAATAAATGCCTGGTCGGAGACTGCCGTGATTCAATGCGCAGTCTCATAGAGGACGGAATCAAGGTGCAAACGTGCGTCACTTCGCCGCCTTATTTCGGATTGCGTGACTACGGACATCCTGGGCAACTAGGCCTCGAGCAAACCCCGCAGGAATACGTCGCTAACATGGTTGAAGTATTCCGGCTTGTGCGCGAACTGTTGAGCGATGACGGAACTTTGTGGTTGAACCTTGGGGATAGTTACGCTGGTTCATGGGGCGCCCGCGGGCGCGGCGAACAAACGAATGCGCCAAAGCCTAGTTGGGAATCCAAGCATGGCACGTCGGCTCCTGCTCGTAATGGATTTTCCAATATTGGTGTTAAGCCAAAAGACTTAATCGGCATTCCCTGGCGCGTAGCGTTCGCGTTACAAGCCGATGGTTGGTATCTCCGCCAAGACATCATCTGGCACAAGCCAAATCCCATGCCTGAAAGCGTGACTGACCGCTGCACCAAGTCCCATGAGTACATTTTCATGCTGAGTAAATCAGAACGTTACTACTACGACAACATTGCGATAAAGGAGCCGTGTGCGTTAGGTGACTACAAAACTCCGGATGGATGGGACACAAGCAAAGGTAATGGTGGGCACGGCTCGTTTCACAAGCAGGGACGCGAGAAAGGGACTACCGATAAACAGCGAGGGCATGGAAGGCGTCACGCCGGATTCAATGATCGATGGGATAGCATGACGAAAGAAGAACAATGTAGCGGCTTACGCAACAAACGCAGCGTATGGAAGATACCCACAAAACCGTATTCAGATGCTCACTTCGCCACATTCCCACCTGCATTAATCGACCCTTGCATCCTTGCGGGTTCCCGTCCTGGTGACATCGTTTTTGATCCTTTCCTTGGTAGCGGTACAACTGCTGAAGTTTCGCAGAACTTAGGTCGCCGCTGGATCGGATGCGAATTAAATCATGAATATTTGAATCTACAAGCGCAGCGAACAGTACAAGCAGGATTAATTTTGGAAGCAGCTGTATGAGCATCGAATCAGCCGTTTTGTGTCAATGAGCGCACTAGGAACCGCAAAGCCGAACGACGGGATTACTCCACCTGTCACCGTGCGCTCGCCTTTTTTTTGGAGTAACCGCTTTTGCGGGCGGTTTTGTTGGGAGTGACAAAGTGGAGAAGAACAATGCGAGACGATGAACAGGTACATCCATTCGCCATAGTACCTGTCGAAGTAATGATGGATAACAGATTAACCCTCGAAACAATGCGTGTCCTTGTTACCCTTTTTTCCTTTCGCAACAAAGTAACAGGTCTTGCCTTTCCTCGTCGTGAAGCTATAGCGGAACGGTGCGGTATGCACCCATCCAATATTAGTGATGCAACGAAGAAGCTCGTAGAACTAGGATGGCTGGTAAAAGACGGACTCGGCGGATATGGAAAAGCAACAAAATACACCATTTGCATACCTGAAAAAGTAGCGGAACTAGCTCAGGTTTACAAGGAAAAAAGCGAGGCAAGAAAGTCTAAAAAAGTAGCCGAATCGACTACGGTAGCCCAATCGGCTACGGTAGCCGAACAGGCTACTACAACGGTAGCCCAATCGGCTACACATATGGTAGCCCAATCGGCTACACGCATAAGAAGAACAGACCAATTAACAGACAAATTAACAGATATTCCCTTGCCGGATAAATCCGGCGTGCAAGATCATTCGCCGGAATCAGAATTACAAGCTGCTTGTAAAGCTACCTGGAAAAGCTACTCAGACGCTTACTTCAATCGCTACCACGTAGACCCGATAAGAAACGCCGCAGTAAACACCGCAATAAAATCTTTCTGCAAAAAAATCCCACACCAAGAAGCCCCACACGTTGCTTCCTTCTTTGTTTCCCACAACGACAAGTATTACGTCCAGAAAACTCACCATCCTTCGCTGATGAACAAAGACGCGGAAGGACTCCGCACGCAATGGGCAACGAACACAGTGATGACGGCCAGCAAAGCGACACAGTTGGACCGAACGGCTGGTAATGCGGACGCGGTAAGAGAAGCAATCGCAATGATGAGCAGGAGGAACCATGCAGCGAACTGATATTGAAACCCTGATATCAGCCCTGGGTGCCACGGCTGACGTCATGGGAACGCAATTGCAATCAACTGCATTAAGAATGATGGCAGAGGATTTATCGGAATACGACGTGAAGGATGTTCTCACTGCCCTCAGAAGATGCAGGCAGGAGCTATCTAGGCGCTTAACCCTGGCGGACATAATTGAGCGAATCGAGTCCCGCGATGGAATGCCTGGACCGGAAGAAGCCTGGGCAGTCATGAGCAGGGGAGAAGATGAAACTATGGTCATTACCGAGCAAATGGCGGAAGCGATGCAATTTGCGCGGCCATTGCTCAACGATGGGGATCACATAGCTGCGCGTATGGCATTCAAGGATTCCTACGCTCGTATCGTTCGAGAAGCAAGGGAAAACCGAATAAAGCCAAAATGGTTCGTCTCCCTCGGCCATGACAAACAGGGTAGGGCACAGCCAGTATCCGACGCCATACGTGCCGGAAAGGTCGGAATCGATCACGCTATAAGCCTGATGGGACCAGATGAAAAAGCCGAAGTATTGCAGCTCACCGGGAACAACAATCACCCCTTCCTGCTGCAATACAAGCAGGCGCAGATCGAAGAACAAAAGCCGATCGACAAACAAACCGGATTGAAACGAATCGCTGAAATCAAATTAGCGCTGAGAAAGTCAGCATGAATAATTCAGAACAATATCGTAAGGAATGTGAGGCGCGTCAAGTTCTAAAAATGGACTACGACAAGCGGCAGGATTACTACAAGGGAGTGCTTTCAAACCGAAAACAGAAGGGATTGGACGAACTCAAGGCTGAAGTCGCTACGCAAGAAGCGAATCAAGTTCTGAAACTAGATTATGAAGCGCGGCAGGAATATTACCGCAACATCCAGGCAAACATTGGACAGGATGCAGTTGAAACGCTTGTTTCCGCAGTCAAGCGTCAACGAAAACTATTGGAAAAGGGCGTAGAGATATCATGAAAGCAGCACGCTTATCCCCTGAGTTCCAGATGCAATGCGCCCTTTTCAACTGGTCCGAACTCGTACAGACAACATATCCGGCACTACGGTTGTTACGAGGATCGATGAACGGTGTTTACCTCACCCCAGCGCAAGCGGGAAAGGCAAAGGCGGCGGGGATGAAGAAGGGTGAGCTAGACGTAACCCTACCAGTTCCGAGATGCGGTTATACCGGCCTCACTATTGAGCTTAAATTTGGCGACAACGCGCCCACGGCAGCGCAGCTCGACTACGGAAAGATGCTTGAAGAAGAAGGGTGGTACGTCACTTACTGTTGGGATTGGACAGAAGCGGCTGAAATCATCGAACTGTATTTAAAAGAAAAGCTGTGAGTGACGACAAACAAACCATTTTCCTCGTCGGGCCGCAGCAACGTCAATTCGCCAAGCAATGCATAGAACAGGCTCCCATAGGTTGGATGGTTACGATCCAGGAGCAAGTAAAGAAGCGGGAGCAAGAGGAAAAATATCATGCTCAGATTGGAGATATCGCAAAGCAGTGCAAATTCATGGGCCAGAAATTCGACAAAGAAGACTGGAAACGTATGCTCATTGATGCTTTTGCACGGGTGAAAGCAGAAGAAGGAAAGCCGCTAAGAGGATGGGGGAGAATCGTTCCCAGCCTTGACGGAACCGGATTCGTGCAACTTGGTATTCAGTCTCGAGGCTTTAGAAAGTCGGTCGCAAGCGAATTTATTGAGCATCTGTACGCATTTGGGGCACAGCAAGATCCTCCTGTTGTTTGGAGTGAGAAGGCCAGGTGTATTCATGACTAATGCTGAAAAACACCATCAGGACATTGTGCGCCGTCTCGGGTGCGTGATATGCCGCGAGTTTTTGGGCGTCATCACTCCGGCCAGTATTCATCACATTGCTGAAGGTTCAGGCTTGCGTTCGGAGTATATGGTGGCTCCGCTCTGCTATTGGTGTCATCAAGGGCCAGAGGGCTTTCACGCTGCGCCGAAACTGTTTCTTGTTCGCTATGGCTTGCCGACCGAATATCACTTGTTGCTGTTCGTTAACAAATTTCTAGCAGAGGACCGGCTGTGACACTACAGAAACAATCAACAGCAGATAAGCGTTATTGCGTGAACTGCAACGCAATGAGGCCGCGAGAAGGATGGAAACACATAATTATCAAGGGACGAAGACAACAGGTTGTGTTGCGCTGTCCGGTATGTGTAGCCAAATCACGGGCGGTAAAACCTTGTTCCTGAGCTGCGAATCCGTGCTGCATTGGGCATATAACGTGGTCAACCGGCCAATAGTTAAGATGTCCGCTATCAATCATATGCGCCAGGTGCCCACCTGGGACGCACAGAATCTACTTTTACTCGAACTTGATTCCTATGCTCAGCACGCTCAAGCGGCTCAAATTGTTGGAATGGTAGAGGTATTGGAAGATCCGGCAGAGCGGCAATACATAGAAGCAAAGTTTGGCAGGAAGCTGAGTAAGGATGATTTAACATCCGTGGTGTTTCTTGGGCGTGTGTCGCTCGGATTTGGCCCGGAAAAGACAGAAGTTGTCTATAACATGGTGAGGGGGTACTTCGACGGCAGTATGAATCATCGCTCAATTAGAAAGGCGCTTGGTTGCCGGGATGTGTACGCCGTGATTGTGCGGCAGAGTTTGTACGATACGCTCGATGTTATACATGATAACGCCATGAACGAATTGCGCCAGGTTTTTGAAAAACATGGGTTGCTACGGCAGGCGGTAACGAACTACTGACTTACCCACCCCTTCCGCCCCTCTTGCCCTATTCACTTGGCGGGGGCTTCAGGCGTGGATAAGTCTTCATCAATATAATAATTTTTATCCTTCCGGCAAATCTGATCACCCCGGCCTATATCTATCCAATCGCCGCCTGACTTCCTGCATTCATACGATTTATTTCTTTCTTCTTCCATGCGTTGAGGAATACCTGTACTGAAAACAGCATAAACACTTAGAGCCATCAGAGAAGCAAGGATTAAAATTGCTTGTATAGATGCTTTCCGATATTCCCAAATTTCCTTCTTTTCTTCTACTGTCTTTTCCATTTCATTCCTCCTTATTCAAGATGTTTTACCCGCCCCGGTTCATTCTTGTTTGTTGCCACAACAATCTCGCCTTGTGGCGTTCTAACAAAACCCAGCTTGATTAGTAATAGTTCCCAGGTATCAGGCGGCATTCTTCTGTTTCCGCCTTCCCATTTCTTCCAGGCTATCGTACTTTTGTAGACAACAGCGGCGGCTTCTTCTTGAGTAAGACCGGCCATATTCCGGGCCTGGATGATTTCTTCAGGAGACGGATTACGTCCCTCTTTCGGAGTTTTTTTTGATCGGTTCGGGTGGCTTACCATTTTTGATCTGCCTTGCGTTTAAGGTTTATTTACTACTTGCTACACTTCTCGTATTTGCGTCTTCTTCATTGCGGCTGTCAGTTCTGATCTTGTTACCCCTTGCACAATCCACCTGCCTAAGCTATGTTTCCAATGAACTCATTGTTCCGGTAGACATCGCCGTTAATTTTTATTTGATCGCCGCGAATTAGCAGTAAGTCCTCTGCGCCTTCGGCTGTTGCACGTTGGCTTGTTACAACCCATCCATCCAGATTGTCGTTTGTGTCGATTGCTCCGCTGACCAGGCAGATTTCCATGCTGTCTCTCCTATTGTGTTATTAATCCATCCACACATGCCCCGAAAGGGCATGGATTGAGGGACTAGTTCAACTCTGTACGTGAATCAACAATTTCGTAATGATTGTTAAGATGTCCATCTATGTAGCCTGCTGCTAGGAACTCATAAAATTCCGTTTCGTCTCCCGCTTCTCTTGCTTGATGGATCGCTAATTGGCAAATTGTTAATGCCATATGGAGTTCACCGAGGGTGATTTGCGTCTTTTGCATTTTCATTTATCCTTGGTAGCGTTGGGTTAAAAGTACATAACAGCGATAAGGCAGGCAATGAGGATGCTGAAGAGGGTAACAGTGATAGGTTCCATTTGTTTCTCCTGGCCCCAGCTTGAACCCCGAGGCGCGGGTTTAGGCTCGATGCCTACAGTTCTAATGGTATACAATGTATCTTATTAAGTCAAGTGGTTTTTGCAAGGGGCCGCAGCCCCTTTTTTGGTACTAAGCGTACATGCTCAGTAAAACCGTATTAACTCCGGTCCCCGACTCGGCAAAGGTTCCGGCGGGCAACGGTTCCCATATTCCCCCCATAGATTCAACGAGCGGCTTTAGTTTCTCGTTCTGGCGCGGACCATTCGCACATATAGCCACAAGCCGTCCTCCAGGCTTTAACATCGTCATGGCGTGGGTAATATGCTTAATGTCAACCGCGTTTTCAAAAGGCGGGTTCATGATTACGGCGTCGAATGTTCCAATGTCCCCATTGCACTGTAGAAAATCAGTGCAGCGCACGTCAGTTAATGGGAATTGGGCGCGGAGTGTATCGGTAAGCGAATGATTGATTTCGATGGCTAAGACTTCTCCGCATTCCGGGTTATGGCCGAACATACGTCCACCCATTGCACCAATAAGGCGACCAGTACCGGCGCTTGGTTCTAAAACTCTGTCACCTGGTCTTATTTCTGCAAGGTCTGCCATACGCTGCGCCAAATCAACGGGGGTAGGGAATAACTGAGGCGCTGAAACCACCTTAACGCCTCCATTCCTCAATTGATCCTTCATCGCCTGGAAGTCGGCGGCTTCCGGGGCTGGTTCTTTAGGGGTGCGCGGCTCTTTCGGTGGTTCTGTTCTAAGAATAAAGCCGGTACCGTCAGAAACCTCCACGATCAAGCCAGCGTCGCGTTTTTCGTTTACCTCGGCGGCAGTCATGATTGAGGAAAGTTTGTCGAATGGGATCGTGCGCGTGAAGTTAGGTCCGCCATTGCCCCAATTGTCGAGCACGGTTACAGATACCTTATTTACCTTCTGGATATAAGAATATCCGCCGCGTGGGGATGCCCAGCACTTGCACGCGCCGCCTTTCTCTGGTCCTGTCTTATCCGTTGCGGTCCCGCCTACTTCTTGTAGCATGGCCTTTTCGTACGCAATACGGTTGTTATAGTGGTTTATCCAGCGTTCGCAGTGGGCGATGGCTCGCGGGTAAACTCGTTTTGCGGCCTCTATAACTTCTTCAAGGGTGCGAGGCGCGTACAGGCTTGGATATGAGTTTGTCAGTGCGTCATAGGCGCTTGGGTTCTGGTTGAAGTCTTCACGGTCACCCTCTTTTCTCGACAATATAAGGCGGAAGCGGTTAGCAATCGCCACTCCTTGCTCGTGGGTTAACCCTTCTTTGCTCCATAGCTTCAAACATAGCTCTGACTCTTCCTTGTAACGCTCTTGCTTGCGCTTATCGGCCTCCAGTCCTTTAATGCGACGAGCGCGAACGTCGGGACGCTCCTTATATTTCGCGGAACGAATCGCGCCAGTTGCGCGGCTTTGCCAGTATTGAGACGTTTCCCACATTTGAACCGCTTTACGCATTCCGTTTTCAATGCGTTGTGCGTCCTTCCTCGCGTGTTTTTCGCTGTGATGGCCGATCAGAATAGGCTGGCCGAGAGGGATATTTTCCATGATGCCTTTAACTGCCTTATGCGCGTTATTTGCATCATTGGCGCGTTTCTCGCTGTAGTCCTCAAATCGGTCTGCGCGTTCTTCTGCGCGTTCTACCAGGCTTTTATCCTCGTCCTCGATTTCTCCGCACAGTTCTATTAGCAAATCCTCGCGGGCTGGCGTCCACATTGGGGCAACAAACAATTCCTGCTTCGGTGCCCACTTGAAACCGGCTGCTTTCACGCGGTCATATGTCTCGCGGTCAAGCCTGCCCATCGAGTACAGTCTCAATTTGTTGTCGTCTGGTGAATATGTTGCATCCATTTTTGTATCTCCTTTTAGTTGGCCCCTGAATCCCGAGGCGCGGATTTAGCAGAATTGCTAAAAATTGTTTAGATGTATTTATTGCGTATCAAGTAAAACATCAGGTCAAAAAACGAGTTGCTTTCCTTGTAGCGCCCGCCTACTGGATATACGTAATAGACCGTCCTGCCGTTTCTTGTTAATTCTCCGATCATCTTCTCAGATGCTTTTTCCTGTTCTTCTAATTTGGTCAAGTGGCGGTGCTCCACTTTCATTCTTCTGCGGTCCCGTCCTTCTAAGTATTCTTCGGCACTTTGTCTGGTTCTCATTTTTTGCTCCGGTTCGTTATTCACTTGCTACGGTTCCCATAGTATACAATGTATCCCTTCGTGTCAATAGGTAGAGGAAAATATTTTTTATTTATTTCGATAAACCCTTGATTTTTACGGGAAGCACTTTTATGATAAAGTTTCTATAGTCGAGAAATGCCGACCAAACAACCAAACCCGCACACGCGGGTTTTTTTATGGGCGTCGAATGGATAACCAACACAAACATATAAAAGGCTACCGCGATTTATCGGAGCAAGAAATCGCGCTAATGAATGAGGCTAAGGAACTCGCTGCTAAAGTCGGGGAGTTCTGCGAAAAGTTACAGTCGCTCGCGCCTCCTAACGGGCAAACGGGAATTACTATTGATGGCCGGTGGCTTGCAATCGGCACTACCGACCTTCAAAAAGGATTTATGGCCGTGATCCGCTCAGTTGCTAGGCCGGAGTCGTTCTGATGCTTCCCGTGCTTCCTGTCCCTGCAATTGCCGCTATCGTGATAGGCGTTACCGCTATCGCGGGTTTCGGTGGTGGCTTTATGGTTAGCGACTGGCGCAGCGGTGAGAGGATAGCCAAGCTCGAAGGCACCAATTCGGTCCTGACGTCCGTCAACAGGCAATGCGAGACGAACGTACGAAACGTGCACGCGGCAATGGCCGCGCTCACTCAAGCTGCCGAGGACTTGGAGCGGCAAGCGCTCGCAGCAATGCGCCAGGCCGAACCGGAAGTGAAGAAACGCACCGCGACTATCACGAAGATAAAAGCATTACCCACGGTTTCCCCAGATGGGCAGTGTGAGGCGATAAAGCGGGAACAGATAGAGTACGTGCAAATGCGGCGGGGTTCGTGAGTAGGGGTTACCTGGTTTTGGTGGGTTTGCTCAGTGGATGTGCGGCAAAGCCTGTAATAGAAACGCAGGTGATTGAGAAGCCATTCCCGATCTACTGCAAAGTTCAGATGCCTGCGGAGTGCAAGGACTCCTACGCGGTTGACCGCGTAAGCCCTGCTGATGATCCGATAACGATAAACAGGGCGCTACGAACAGAGATTGAAGAACGATGGAAATGTCAGATCAAATTGACGGCGGCTATGAAAGGCTGCAATACGACACAGAAGGGCAAGTAGTCGGGAAGCTCCTGAAGGCTCCTTTCGGGCAATGGATTTTATTACTCAAGCCTGACTTTATTTTGGTCGCAACGAATGATCCTGACAAATTCAAATTATGGGACTGCAAACGGTTGAAAGTTTTGGAGTTCGCAAAAAATGACAGACGTGGATAACCTTGAGGCCCTTATCAAGTCTCAGGAGACGGTTGAAAGTGATGGTCAATTCTTTCACGTGCTGATATTGAATAATGGCTATCGAGTGGTTTCGCAAAGCTCGACTAATGGAGATGACGCAAAAGCGGATGCTTTTGGCAAACTTCGAATGCTTCTTAAATACGGGACGCTTAACTTGTCATGAGCGACAAGAAGGTAACAAATAACGCGCACGCGCGCGCGAGGCAATTAAAACCACGAATTGTGCGTAGCGAAAAGCTGCTGAATGAGATTTTCGACCGCATTGCCAATGGCGAATCATTGAACAAGATTTGCTCTGAGCCTGGAATGCCTGCGCGTAAATCCTTTTACGAATGGGTGGCCGAAGATGAAACGATTCTAAGGCGCTATGAATTCGCAATGATAATGCGAGCTGACGTTTACGCTGAGCAAACCATCGAGATTGCGGACGATAGTGAATTTGATACTCGTTTTGATGATGAAGGGCGTGAGGTTGTTAATCATGAGTACATCACTCGCTCAAAGCTACGGGTTGACGCTCGCAAATGGTACGCATCAAAACTCGCACCAAAGAAGTATGGCGACAAGATAGTAAACGAACATCAGGGCGGCGATCCTGACAAGCCAATCCTAAAAAATATCAGCGTGTCATTTATTGCGTCAAATACCCCGAAATAGCGGAATTGCACAACTATTGTGCAACGTAGAGGCGTTTTAAGCGATTATTTTAATGTAGTCGATACCTTAGCATGGGTGCCGTGATTAGATATTTGGATACTAGTTACAATTGCCAGATTTGCGGCAAGCACAGAGGCAAGGGAAGCAATCATTCGGTTTGTAGTCGTGAGTTGCAGAAGCGCAGCAAGCTATCCGGGGCACAACGCAAGATGCCTGACGACAAGCTGGTCAGATGGTATGACGATTTCTTGAAGCACAAGATATAAGCCCATTGTCAGGTTGGGGTACACCCTGTCATGACACCGGGAAAATACCGTGATTCTGTCAGAACAGCATTAGATTTAGATTTCAACATGACATATTTGCGAATACGTGATAGAGTTCGTCCTGACACTAAAACAGGAGAGCGACATCATGAAACATCAAACGATAGGCTACGTTCGGGTCAGCACGATAGACCAGAACGCGGAACGGCAGTTAGACGGGATCAGCCTGGACAAAGTATTCACGGACAAGGCGAGTGGCAAGGATATGAACCGGCCACAACTACAGGCCGCGATAACGTACGTACGCGAAGGGGATCAGCTCATAGTACATTCGATGGATCGGCTGGCCCGGAACGTCGAAGATATGTTGAGGATCGTTCGGGAGTTGACCGGAAAAGGCGTCTCAGTCAAATTCGTAAAAGAGAATATGACGTTTGATAATGAAGGCGCGGACCCGCGAAACATGCTCATGTTTACCATGCTGGGCGCGTTCGCGCAGTTTGAGCGTTCACTCATTCGGGAGCGTCAGCGGGAAGGTATCGCCATTGCCAAAGCGAAAGGAGCGTACCGGGGCGGAAAGCCAAAGCTCGATGCGGAACAGCTTGAGAAATTAACAAGCATGATTACCGATGGTGTGCCAAAAGCGGCGGCAGCTCGTAAGTTCAAGATCAGCCGGGAAACTCTTTATCAATACTTGCGGCGAACGGACGAGGAAATCAACAATGCAGTACGAAACAATCATTAGATGACGAGTGGTTGACGTTTATTGATATTGCCCATATAGTGCAAATCGACTAGTAGTCTTCAGGTATGTAAGCACCTAGTCCTCCAGTTGGAAGGAATGGTGTTCGAGACCGTTCCATACCTACCCCAGATGCCTCACCATTCCAGTGGTGGGGCATTTGTTTTTGTGCTCAAAAAAACTATTGAATGGATACAAACGCCGAATTTCCCGAGAAGCTGCAATTCCTGTTTGAGCCGCACCGCTACAAGGTGCTATACGGCGGACGGGGTGGAGCTAAAAGCTGGGGAGTCGCAAGAGCATTACTGATACAGGGGGCCGCAAGCCCCCTTCGTATTTTGTGCGCTCGGGAATTCCAGAAATCGATTAATGAATCGGTACATCATTTATTGAGTTCTCAAATAAAGGCGCTTGGCCTGGAAGACTTTTACCGCGTGCAGAACACTGTGATAACCGGCGCAAACGGGACGGAAATCGTTTTCGCCGGACTCAGGAACAATACAAGCAGCATTAAATCATTTGAGGGCATAGACCGGGCATGGATCGAAGAGGCCCAGACAGTCAGCCGGGGATCATGGAAGGACTTGATACCCACCATTCGGAAGGATGGCTCAGAAATCTGGATTACGTTTAACCCGGAGCTGGCGACGGATGAAACATATCAGCGCTTCGTTGCACACCCGCCAACGGATGCTGTAGTCGCAAAAGTCAACTGGACGGACAACCCGTGGTTTAACGCTGTACTGAATCAGGAACGGCTCGATGACCTGGCACGCGACCCTGACGCATACCGCAACATCTGGGAAGGGCATTGCCTGTCCACGCTCGCCGGGGCGATATACGCGAAAGAAATCCGGCAAGCCGAGGACGAGGGACGCATTCGAACCGTGCCGTATGACGCTCTGAAACAGGTTCACACGTTTTGGGATCTCGGGTGGGCCGACAATACCAGCATTTGGTTTGCTCAATCGGTAGGTATGGAATTGCGCCTCATAGACTATTACAGCAACAGCCAACAGCCGTTACAGCACTACATTCAGACATTGCAAAGCAAAGGATACATCTATGGCACTGACTGGCTTCCGCACGATGCAAAAGCTAAGAGTCTTGCGACTGGCCGATCAGTCGAGGAAATCATGTTGGCAATGGGCCGAAAGGTGCAGATTACTTCGAACCTATCCATCTTTGACGGTATCAACGCAGCGCGAACCATATTCAGCCGGTGTTACTTCGATGAAGAAAAATGCGCAGAGGGGCTACAGGCTTTGAGGCACTACCGTTACGAAGTGGACCCGGAGAGTAAGCAGCTATCGGGCAGGCCGCTCCATGATTGGGCAAGCCACGGTGCTGATGCTTTCCGGTATTTTGCCCTCTCGATAGGAGACGATGCGCCCAGCGTTAGCGCTCGGGGCGTGCGTATGGTCGGGTGGCGTGCCTGATGGAGCGCATGAATAATAAGGTATTCCCGATAACCAAAGACATCACCATCGAGGCGTACGACAAAATCTGCCGGGATATCCGCAATCAACCAAAGTGGCGCTTAGACTCGGATCGGGATGCGGATTACTACGACGGCGCACAGATGGATGTGGCCGTTATAGATCGGTTGAAAAAAGCCGGAATCCCCGAACAGGACTCGAACCTTATCAAGCCGACCATCAATGCGGTATTGGGGCTTGAGGCCCGTTCGCGCACCGATTACAAGGTGACTAGCGATGATGAGGCGCAGAACGACATTGCCGAGGGCTTGAGCGCAAAACTGAAGGAAATAGAGACGGAATCACGCGCAGATCGGGCCATGAGTGACGCCTATTCGAGCATGATTCGAACGGGCGTGGGCTGGGTGGAAGTCTCGCGCGAAACGGAACCGGGGAAGTTTCCTTACCGCGTGCGGGAGATCCACCGTAACGAAATATTCTGGGATTGGAGCGCGAAAGAACCGGACCTATCCGATGCGCGCTACCTGCGCCGGGATAAGTGGATAGACCGGGAACAGGCCGTGAGCATTTTTCGGGAGCATAAGACTGTAATCGAAAATTCCTGGAACGGCTGGAACACAGTCGATGTGTACGACGGAGACAATACCGGGCTGGCAAGAGCATACGAGAATGAACAGGCATGGAGTCATACACAAGACACGTACCTGAACCATGCGGCAGGAATGGTGAAGCTGTCGGAGCTCTGGTACAGATACCACGAACACGCTCACATTATGTATCTGCCCGATGGCCGGGGGATCGAGTACCGCGAAGATAATCCGTATCATCAGCAAGCCGTCGCACAAGGGCTTGTACAAGTTCAAAAGGCGCTGACACCGCGCGTGCGTGTGTCAATCTGGCTTGGTCCTCACAAGCTAATGGATGTGCCTACACCATTGCCGCATCAGAACTTCCCTTATATTCCGTTCTGGTGTTTTCGGAAAGACCGCAGCCGGTCCCCGTACGGATTGATACGCGATATGCGGGGGCCGCAAGATCAAATTATCGACCTGGATATCCTGCTCTATGAAATCATGAATTCGGTCAAGGTGGAAGTCGATAACGACGCCCTGGACCTGAATCAGAATACGTACCAGGAAATGGCTGAAAACATCAATAGCCTAAGATCGATCACGGTTCTTAACGCGCAGCGGCGGAACGTGGACGGGTTCAAGGTAACGCGGGAACACGCGCTTGCGGCACAGGTATTCCAATTGGTGCAGGAGCGGAAGCGCAGAATTGAAGAGGTAGGGGGCGTGTATCGCGCCATGCTGGGGGATTCCGGCGAATCCGCAAAAAGCGGTGTGGCGATTAATAATCTGGTAGAGCAGGGTTCGACCGTGCTGGCCGAGCCGAATGATAATTTTCGCTACGCACGGCGGTTGTGCGGCCAACAATTACTGGCGTTTGCTGTCGCGGATATGATAGGCAAGCCTACGCAAATTGCCGTCAGGCAAGGGGCAAAGCAAAAACTTATCTACTTCAACCGGGAAGTAATCACGCCTGACGGTCCTGTCGTTCAAAACGATGTTGCGATGGCTCAGGTTAAAGTAGTGCTGGAAGACATCCCGGCAACGCCGACATACCGCGCACAGCAATTGCAGTCCTTCTCGCTGATTGTGCAGTCCGCACCGCCTGCTTATCAGGCTGTTTTGTATCCCATCATGCTCGAGCTGTCCGACGTACCGAACCGACATGAGGTTGCGGATCAGTTGCGCAAGGTCGGGGGCGTGCCTGGTCCCATGACGCCGGAACAGGAGCAGGCAGAAGCCCAGAAAGCGGCACAAGCGGAGCAGATACAAATGCAGCTTGTCGCGCTCGAACTGCAACTGAAAGAAGCCCAGGTTATGAAGACTCGCGCCGAGGCGCAGCGTCTGGCCGCAGAGTCCGCGCCCAAAGAAGAAGGCGGCGACGAACAGCAGTACGCAATGGTCAAACTCCAAGCGATGGAGCAGGAACTGCGCTCGTTGCAGCAAATGCAGAAGCTGCAAGAACAGATCGGTACCCTAAAGCTACAACTGGTCAACAAGTCGGGAGAATTGCAGCTTGAAGCGCAGAGAGTTGACATTGAACGGCAAAAGCTACAGGTTGACGCCAACGTGAAAGCCGAGCAGCTTGTGCTAGGGCACATTGCCGCAAACAAACCCGTTCCCCAGAAGCAGGCCGCTAAATGATTAAATTCATCGACAATGCCTATATAGGCGGACAGGCATTCACGGCGGGGATGATTGCGGACTTCGACCCACGAATCGAAGCCGACTTGATTCAGAATGGCGATGCGGTAATTTATGAGGTTACCGGAACGGCGGAAAATGCGATCAATGCGCAGCACGCAGACACAGCGGACTTGGCTACCTCGGCATTATCTGCTGACACCGCGACGACAGCGGATCATGCAACCACCGCCGATACCGCGGAGACGGCGAATTCAGCGACTACGGCAACCACTGCGCAACATGCCGATACCGCAGGAGCCGCCGATACCGCAGGCCATGCGACCACGGCTGACACGGCGACGAACGCGACGACGGCTGTAACAGCGACTACCGCAACCACTGCGACGACGGCATACAACGCTAACGCGGCGGATAAAGCCACGGCGTTGATCCTGGACAGCACTGCCCTGGTACATGCCGCCATTGGAAAGCCGGTGGAGTCGCTTCTGAACTTTGCGGGATCTTCGACGTGCATACACACGTTCATAGATGAATATCTCGAACTTTTCACGATTACCGCAGGAACAATGGGCGCGAAAAGTATCTTGCAGATAGAACCTCTCTGGACTTACACCAGCAGCGCGAACAACAAGACCTGTAAAGTCATCATTGGCGGCATAACCATTTACAACGCGGTTAGGACTACATCTACGAAGGAATCTCCCTTAATCATACTGGCTAATCGAAATTCGCTTACCTCTCAGATTCAGCCATACGAAAGCGGGTATGTCACGGCGGGAACCGGTGCGCCGGTTACTTATGCGATTGATTTTTCCAAGGATGTTTTGGTCCAGATAATCGGCAGGCGTGTGAACGTTGCCGATACGCTCAAGCTGGAATACTGCCGTGTGTTGCATTATGTGGGGTAGGCAATGACTACTTGGTACGTAAGAGAGGATGCTACGCACGGCGGCACGAACACGGGGACGAGTTACGCTAATGCCTGGCAGGGGTGGACAGCCATTGTATGGGGCGGGGCCGGTGTGGTGGCCGGTGATACGCTTTATCTGTGCGGGAATCATGCGCGGAATCTAACGACGATAGGCGCACACGGTGGAACCTCCGCATTGCCGGTAACAATCAGGGGTGATTACGCTGGCGATCCCGGTCAGTTCACAATCAGTTCGTGGGGGCACCTTGATGTGCCGGTAGCCTGGTCGACGCTCTTAAACCTTACTCTCATAACGACAGTAGTCGGAAGTCATGCTATCTCCATTACCGCCGACGGTGTGCGCGTGCTTGGATGCACGGTGACAGGAGGCGTTGGGGGTATCTATGCCGCACTCGGAGCCATTACGCTCTATGAGGTTATAGGTTGTCACGTGAGCGGATGCACTGATACTGGCATCAGATACATGCTTACAACGGAAGGCTCTACATCGAGCGGAGTCACGATTACTAATAACCTGGTTCATGACAGCAACGGATTCGGGATCGATGTAAGAGTCACTGGTAACACGTCGTACATCAACAATGTAAAGATCAGGAATAACGAGGTCTATAACACCAAATCATCGACCATCCTTTTTAGTGGAACGATGCTGGCAGCGCCCGATATTCCAACTATTTACTCTTCTGGCTTGGAGATTACTGGCAACATCGCACGCGATTCCGGCGTGATCGCGGGTGACAATGGAAGTCACGGGGGCCTGCATGTGACAGGCGCAATTGCACCGTTAATTTGTGGGAATAGAGTGACCAACTGCTACGCGACTGGCGCTGGGATACAAACCCTCAGAAATTACAATCCAATAATCTGCTTTAACTACGTGTCCGGCATTCGTGCTGGAACGCCCACGTCGCTCTATCAGAACGGGTTACCAATTGACGGCAATGGAATATTCTTCGACAACGGCACGCGGGGCGGGATTGCGTACGGAAACTACATTACCGACCTGATTACAACCGGCAATATAGGCAGCGGGGCGGGATTGTCGTTTTGGGACTGCACCAACGCTACCTACTACGGGAATATTGTCGAAAACGTGGCGTGCGGAGCCATCTACGGCGCACCAATAGAAACCGGTAATGCGTTCTACAACAATACATTCATCAATTGCACAGTTGGCATACAAAAGGCGGGGGGTTCGGCCACTACCGGCAGTCTCATGGCTAAGAATAATATCCTGCTCAACTGTACCACCGGATTTGCGTCTTATGCGTTCCCGTCGATAGTGAACGACTACAACTGCGTTTATGGATCGACCACGGCCTACGCAAACGGGGTTGTCGCGGGTGCGAACGACATTTCCACAAACCCGGACATTGACAGCAATTACAGGCCGCGTGCCGTCGCGTGCAAGAAATCAGCATTCAGGATAGAAGGAAAGGATTACTACGGAAACAGGTTCTTCGAGAAACCGAACCTGGGCGCGGTCGATGACATAGACACGCCGCGTTACCTGTTGAAACCATAGATTCCATCATCAGTTTTCAAGAAGCCGCTTTCGAGCGGCTTTTTTTATTGCCCGGACGGGCCGCGCTCACGGCGATATCGCAGTTTTTTTAACCATCCTGCTTTTGCAGGCGTGCTAACGACGTTACCGAAGTGGAGAAAGGCATGGAATTTTCAGACGTCACAGACGAACAGATCGCAAACCTTACGCCGGAACAGATCGAAATCTTAGAGAACGATCCGGACAAACTTGCCGAGATTCTGGCAAGCCAGGAAGACAAAACCGATAAACCAAAGGACGAACCCAAACAGGAAGAGGAAGAAGGCGCGGCTAACGGCGCGGGCAAGGACGATGGGGAAAAGGAAGAAGAACAGGACCAAGAGGATGAGCCTGTTGTTCTGAACAAGAGCGGCAAAGGGACGATTCCGTACGAAAAGCTCAAAGAGCTTCGTGTGGAAAACGCGACGCTTCGGGACAAACTGCAATCTTTGCAGAATACCCAAGCTGAACTTGAATCTCTGAGGAAACAGCAAGCGCAAGCCAAAACACCGGAAGGGCGTTCTGAGATTCAGAAGCAGCTCAAAGATCGTATCGCTGCCTTGAAAGAGGACTTTCCAGAAATCGGGGCTTCATTCGATTCTGTCACAGAGATTGTTAGCGACTTATCGCGGCAGATCGAAGAAGATAGGGCCGAAGCAAAGAAGAAATCCGACGAGGAAGCCGCTGCGCAAAAGCGAGTGATCGATGAGCAAGTTCAGGAAGCGAAGGAAAACAACCCTCACCTGGTGCATTGGGAAGCGAACGACGAGGACGCCTGGAAGGAAGCGTTGATGCAGGACCAGATACTTTTGCAAAACCCGAAGTGGGCGAAGAAAACCTACGACGAGCGCTTTGTCGAAGTGGTCCGGCGCGTCAAGACAATCATGCCAGAAGCAACCGAACCACCTACTGCTTCACCACCGGAAGACAAGGAAAAAACCAAGGAAAAAGCCAAGGAAAAACTTGAGAAAGCCGTGGTGAAGAAACCCACAACCCTTTCGGATATTCGTGGCGGGGATAACCCTACATCTGAGCGCGAGCAACTTGAGAATTTGAGTCCCCTTGAACTGGCTCAAAAGCTGCTGAAGATGCCGGATCATAAAGCCGCCGCCATGCGTGCCGAACTCGATTAAGGATTAAATGAAATGGCTGAAACAAACGTAGCAAGTGGCAGCTCGATTGCCATAAAGCATTATTCGGCAGCTCTCTTTGCAAACACGCTTAGGGGCACGACGGCAATGGATAATCTGGTCGGACCTGTCGAACCTACTGCCGCAATGCAGAAGATTGCTGGTCAGACACAGGCTGGAATGCCCATTGTCCGTATCGATAACCTGATGAAGAGCGCGGGCGATGTTGTCTCTCTCGACCTGGTGGACACTATCAGTGGCGAGCCGCTGATGGGTGACGTCAACCGTGAAGGCCGGGGAAGTCCTCTTTCGTTCTCTTCGATGGAAATCAAGATCGACCTGGCTTCCAAAGTGATCGACGCTGGCGGCAGCATGAGCCAACAGCGCACGAAGCATCAACTGCGCGAAATCGCCCTGGCGCAATTGTCGGGGTACTTTCCCCGTCTCGACACACAAGAAACACTTGTACATCTTGCCGGGGCGCGTGGCTCCCAAATGGGGACCGACTGGACCGTTCCGCTGCAAAGCGCGGCAAACTTCGGTTCGATCATGGTCAACCCGGTCAAGGCTCCGACCTACAACCGGCACTTCGTTGTAAACGGGGCAAACTTGACCGCTGGCGGGCAGCAACTCGGTTCCATAGCGTCAACCGACTTGCTGAAACTCGCGCACCTGGACGTGCTTCGCAAGCGCCTGGATGATATGGATCAACCCTTGCAATCGGTCAAGATGTCCGGTGACAGGGCTGCGCAAACATCCAAGATGTGGGTATTCCTGGCAACCCCGAACCAGTATTCAATACTGTTGACGGAAGGTTCGCTTCGCGCATTTCAACAAAATGCGGTAAACCGGGCTGCGTATTTTGATACCCGCCATCCCTTGTTTGCTGGTGAAGTCGGTATGTGGAACGGCATTCTGGTTATCAAAAACGAGCGTGCCATTCGTTTCATGCCCAGCGAAACCACGAAGATCATCACCGCCGCCAATGCCGCAACCGCAACGGAAACGGATCAGGCTGTTAGCGCATCATTGACTGCCGGTTACGCGGTTGAGCGCGGACTGCTGCTCGGCGCTCAAGCGCTGGGGATTGCTTACGGCAAAACCAAAGTAAGCGGGATGCAGTTCGGCTGGAAAGAGCATTGGTACAACTTCGAAAGCAATTTGGAGGTCATGGGTGAGAAGGTTTCCGGAAAGGCCAAGACGCGCTTCAGCGTGGACGACGGCACCGGCTCCAAGGTGCCTACGGACTTCGGTGTAATCGCCGTGGATTCAGCCGTACAACTCTAAGCCAATACCGAATATAGCGGGGCGCTAGTTCCGCTACTTTCCCCATTTTTTAAGGAGTTCGAGCAATGCCAACATTTAATGCAGCAGATTTGAATAGCAAAGCCCGTTTCATGGGCGGATACGGCAACGCCGTTATAGTCACCGGTTCGGTGACGCCGACCGCTGGCGCGTCCGCCGACGTTTACCGGCCTGTTCGCATTCCGGCTGGGATGCTGGTAACAGGTTTGGCTTTTGTCACGGACGATCTGGATAGCGGCACCGGCACAATCTCAGGAAAAGTGGGCTATGCGCCCGTCGATTCCGATGGGCCGACTGCCGACGATGATTACTTTGCCGCGACAGCCACAACCCTGCTAGCCGCTGCTGGGCGCAAGGAAATGGTGTTTCAACCCATCAAGTTCGAGAAAGACGTTTACATCACGATTACCTTAACTGCATCCGCGAACGTGTTCGCCTCTGGCGCAGTAACAGCCATTGCCACGGGTATAGCCGAAGGTATCAAGTAAGGTTCCTTTTAAGTACGGTGGTTAAGGGCGATTCTTTGGAGTCGCCCTTTTTTATGGATGATAAAAATGTTAATCAAATATTTGCTGAATTATCCCAAGACTGACTCCATAACCGGCGTAGGGTTGCTGTGGGAACCTGGGCAAACGCGAAACGTAAGCCCGGAAGTGGCGGAAAAACTGGCGGTCTATACCGACACGTGGGCGAAAACGCCTGACGAGGAAGCTGTAAGCACGGAATCCGTGGGCTTGAAGCCGGAAGAAAAGCCGGTTGAAGAACCGCTGCCGGTAATCGACTTTCACGGCATGAACAAACAGGCTTTGCTCGAATTTGCCGAAACGAACTATAACGAGCGGCTGGACAAACGCCAGAGCGAAGAAACCATCAGGCATAAAGTAATCGCTCTGTTCGGTAAGCATGAGGCAGGTAACGCCTAATGGCATACACCTACCAGACCGTAGTTGATCTGGCTCGCGTGCCATTGAACGACACAGACAAGGCGCGGTACTCCGATGAGCAACTTATGTTGTTTGCCAACCACGGCACACTTGCGCTCGTTAAACGCCGCCCTGATTTGTTCATAGGGCAGTTCGACAGTCTTCCTTCCGGCGAAGCGATCCTGACAGATATGCTGCCAACCGAGGCGGCTTACGCGCAGGTCCTGGCTGACTACGTGGTCGCGCGTGCTGAAATGACAGACGACGAACACGCCAATTCTGGAAGGGCAGCGGCCTTTGTCAATCTGTTCGGTGGCGAGGCACCTATATGAAAACCTGGAACAATTTTTTCGACCTGCTTTCCCCTCATGTTCCAGGGTGCCCGCAAGCCGCTCAAACAATCGCGCTGCGGCAGGCCGCTATCGCTTTTTGCGAGCAATCGTTAGCGTGGCGCTATGCACACCCGGAGATACTGGTTCTTTCAGACACCGCAAAATACTTTTTCGATCCGCCAGAGGGCGCCACGGTACACGCGGTAACCTACGCTGAGTTCAACGACAAGCAAATTGAAGTCAGTACGATGGAGCATGAAATAAAAATATGGAACTGGCGCAATGTATCGGGGATTCCTGAATATGTGCTTGGTGGGCCTATTTCCTTCACCCTTGTTCCTAAGCCGGATTTATCCGGCACGCTGAAAGTACGGGTTGTTCTCAAGCCCTCGCAAGGTTCTGCCGGGATCGATGACGACATTTTCAATGAGTATCACGAGGCAATAGAACACGGCGCTCTCGCACGGCTCATGCTCTCCCCGAAAAAGCCGTACACGGATGCGGTGCTGGCGAATTATCACGCGCAAATGTTCCTGATCCAGACGGCGCGTGCCGGGGTAAGGGAGGCGAAAAGTTATAACCGCTCGCCGCTTCGGACTTCAATCATGAGAAGGCGTTAATCATGGGGATAAAGTTCTCTAACTTCGGGAAAGCCATTGTTGCTTCCGCCCCTACCGGGACTACTGGCCTGAGTTTTTCCGTGGAGGCCGGAAAAGGTTCGCTTTTCCCGGCGCTCGGAACCGGGGATTACTTCTACGGAATATTCAAGGATGCCTCCGGTAACCGAGAAATAGTCAAGGTAGATGCCAGATCAAGCGACTCCTTGACCATCGCAACAGGTGGGCGCGGTTTGGACGGTACGGATGCGCGAACATGGGCCGCAGGAGATTACTTTGTAGCCGGGATGGTGAATATTGCTCTTTTGGAGTCGATTGCAAATCCAAACCTAGCAGCGATTGCGACACTTATTTCTGGTGCTGACAAGTTACCGTATTTCACAGGCTCAGGTACGGCAGCACTTGCATCCTTAACTTCGGCTGCAAGGAATCTGCTGGACGATGCAAACGCGGGGGAAATGCTCACAACGCTGGGCGTTACTACCTACATCAAAACATTGCTTGATGACACCAATGCTTCTGCTGCAAGGGCTACGCTGGGGTTGTCTTATGGGCCTGCTTTCTCGGTTGGCAATTTCACCGCTCAAACGCTTTCGTCGGCAGTGCTCACAAAAGTAACACTCGCAAGTGAGGAATTTGACACTAACTCGAACTTCGCGGCGAGCCGGTTCACCCCAACCGTGGCCGGTTATTATCAAATAAACGGAATGGTCAACATCGTTGGTTTGCCGATCCTTGTAGGTTATGCGGCTTTATACAGGAATGGCACGCTGGAAAGGCGTGGCTCGCAGCTAAATATTTCAAGTGCAGGGTATGCCGATTGCATTGCTCCCGTTGTTTCAAATGTAATTTATTGTAACGGTACAAGTGATTACGTGGAATTGTATGTCTATGCCGCTGGAACGACTATAAAAGCAACTTCCGCTGTCATGACAGGCTCTTTTATTAGGAACGCATGAATGTTATACGAAGAAATTAAAAGCGTTTACCCTGAAATCCACGATTCTCAGTTCTCTCTACAAGACGATGGCGAAGGTCCATACATCAAAGAGTGGAACTACCATTTACCGCCGCCAACGCAACAACAGATAGACGCGGCTATGCCCGTTCTATTAAAAGAAAAAGCGTTGATGCGTATCAATGCAAGTTATGAGATAGCAATGCGTGAGTTGACTCAAGGCTATCCAGAAAGCGAAGTGCAAAGCTGGGCCAAGCAGGAGAGCGAGGCACGTTCCTGGATTGCCAGTGGATCAACTGTTTCTACACCCTGGATTGATGCTGCCGCAGCTGCTCGCGGGATACCGAAGATTCAGTTCGTGAATAGGATCATGACCAAGGCGGTTTTGTTTTCGATGATACACGGTGACCTCACGGGGAAACGCCAACGACTGGAAGACCAGATAAACGCACTCGGACCATCTGCAACGGCAGAGCAACTAGACGCCATTGTCTGGTAAAAACCGTACATCAGTGATTAAAACAAAGCCGCCTTGAGCGGCTTTTTTATTGGGAGCCACACATGACGACGAAGTTTCAACGAGAGAAAGAGCAACTTCAGGCAATTAACAAAAAGATGGATGCGGGCGCTGATTCATTGCTCGACAAATTGAAGGCTTCTAAGTGGACCGGTGCTGCGGTGATCGCAGCTGGAATCACTGCTGTTTTTCTCCTTATCAAATGATGGTGGAAGAAACCGAAAAAAAAGGCTGGCGCGTGCCCGACTGGTTGCGCGACCTGGGCTTCAAGTTGCTGCCCTGGGCACTCATGGGCTTGCTCGGGGGAAGCATCGGCTTGTTCATGGACAACATCGGCAACAAGCGCGATATCGCTCGAAATACATGGCGGCTGGACCAGCAAGACGCAAGGCAGCATCGGCAGGAGGCCAGACAGGACAGGCTTGAAGATTCTTACGACACGCTGCATGACAGTCAGCATGAATTCCAGGATGAAACGCTGAAACGCCTCGATATCCTGATTGAGAAAGAGCGTCGTAGACGATGATCCGAATGATGATTTTCTGTGTGGCATTGGTGGCCTGCACTGTCCCCCCACCGCAATCGTACGATGGGACCGCAACAGCGGCCACGCCACAAGAAAAGTATGTAGAGCCGGAACCGGAACGTAAGGAACCAGAGAAAAAGCACGTTCCGAAGCGGGCACAGAAACCCGCCGCGACCTTGCCGCCATGTCCTCCCGCAGACGAGGACGTGCCAGGGACCGAAAAAATCATCCGCAAGCTGGAATTGCTGGACTGCCTTTTGGAGCGTAAATAATGGGAATGGAAAGCGCACAGATTGCCTTGCGCAGCGCAGCAAGCGTGATCGTGCTTGCGGCATCCACATTAACTGGAATCGCGGGGTACGAGAGTTTTCGTGAGACTGCCTATGTTCCAGTCAAAGGCGATGTTCCCACTATCGGCTATGGCTCTACTCGTGGCGTGAAGATGGGAGACAGAATCACGCCAGAACGAGCATTGAAGCGGTTGCTAGAAGACGTGGACAACGTTTACGCCCAAGGCGTACGCCGATGTGTCACGGCTCCGCTGACACCCTACGAGTTCGGCGCGTTCGTTTCTCTGGCATACAACATTGGTGTCCCTACTTTTTGCCGGAAAGCAAAGCCTGGAAAGCCGCCTAACCTTATTGACCTGATAAACGCGGGGGAATATGCCGCCGCGTGCGAGCGAATCGAGGCATTCAAGTACGGACCTGGACGAAAAGTGCTGCCAGGACTCGTCAAGCGACGTGCCGAAGAAAGAGCGATATGCGAAGGCAGAAGCCGCTAATTCGCCCATTGTTCGTGGATTGGGGAAGGAACATGAATCTTAACCTTTTATGTACGTACGAAGAAAACGGCATCGATTCGAAAGGTGCGTGGTTCTACGTTGCCGAAGCGGTACTTTGCTTGAGGAAACCGGATCGTCTTCTGGCATCGATTCGCATTCGAGATAACAGGTTTGCCATTACCCCAGAACATACCATGAACGAAACACAACGCCACGCAGTGGAAGATAGATTGAAATCAATGAATCTTATCGCGGGGGAAGTGTGACCGGATTCCGTATTAGTGGATTCTCTGGCCTGGTGCCCCGGCTTGCAAGACAACTGCTCGCGCCAAACCAGGCACAGACCGCGACGAATTGCACTCTTACCTCGGGTGACGTGAGACCGCGAAACGGTCCTCTGCTCGTTTTCAAGCCTGTTGTGGACGGCGATATTGTTTCAATGTTCAGGATGGAAAAGGATGGAAACGAAAAGTGGCTTGCATGGAACAGAGACGTGGACGTTGCTCGGTCCCCCATTGCCGAAAACGAGGACAGGCGTTTCTACTACACCGGGGACGGTGAACCTCGCGTGTCGAACTACGACCTGGCAACTCAGGGAACAGGGGCTTATCCATCCGACAGCTACGTGCTGGGCGTCTCCCCTCCCCTCACCAAACCGACCGTAACGCCTTCTGGCGGGGTAAGCGGCACGATGGTTTCAAGAAGCTACGTGTACACCTTCGTTACTCAGTGGGACGAAGAATCGGAACCGTCGCCACCATCAACTACGGTAAGCGGAAAGATAGACGCTACCTGGAACCTTTCCGGGCTGGCCACACCTCCGGGAAACAGCGGGACAATAACGGCGGCAGTCAAGAACACACCCACTACCGGCTTTGTTACCGTCACCTTGAACACCGTCTACGGACTTCGTGCGTTCGAGGAAATAACGATTTCAGCAGTCGTCGGAATGACGGATTTAAACCAGACATTTCCGATCCATAGCGTGGATGCGGTTACCAATAAAATCGTTGTCGTCTTGTCCACCACACAGACTTATACCTCCGGTGGAGCCTGGATACGGGTTGCACCCCACAATACGTCCGGCATGACAAAGCGTGTCTACCGGGTAGTGACTTCCGGCAATACCGGTTCCGAAATGCAATACGTCGTTACCCTCTCATCGGGAGTCACGACGTTCGCGGACACCGTGGCCGATTCCAGTCTTGGCGAAGTCTTGCCTTCGACCAAGTGGAAAATGCCACCCGCGAACCTGAAAGGCATTGTCATTTTGCCGAATGGGATCGCTGCCGGGTTCACCGGAAACGAGATTCACTTTTCCGAACCTTTCAAGCCCTATGCGTGGCCTGTTGGTTATCGTCAATCGTACGATCAGGACATTGTTGCCATAGGCGTTACCGGCACAACGCTTGTAGGAATGACAGAGGGCAATCCCTTCACCATTACCGGCGTCGATCCCCTGACGATGGGTGGCGGCATGGAAAAGCTGGCCGTGGCGTGGCCCTGCATGTCCAAGCGCAGTGTTGCAAGTTTCGCCTTTGGCGTGGCCTATGCCGCACCGCAGGGGCTTGTGATTATCGGCACGCATAACGATGTTGTGACCAAGGATCTATTTACGCAAAAAGAGTGGGCCGACCTCAACCCGGATACTTTCATTGCGGCTACCGCCGACAATCGCTATTACGCCGGGTATTACTCGGACGGCAGTTCGCTCATGTTCGTCATCGACAAGACCGAAGCCGCGTCATTCCTGAAAATAAACCAGAAGATAACTTCCATATGGACTGATCCGGCTACCGGCAATCTCTATGTGGCAAATGACGGTAGCATTTACAGGTGGGAAGGAGACCCCGGAACGAAGCTGCTTTATGAATGGCGCAGCAAATACTTTCTTTTTCCCTCTCCGGTCAACTATGGCGCGGCAAAGCTCGATGCCGACTTCACGATGGCTGAAGCGGAATCAACGGGCGTCCAGTCGTCCTACGACATCATCATTGCATCCAACCAGCAATTGATTGACACCGGAACTGTCGATGATGGGTTTGCTGATCCGGCGATTGGGGAATACGAGATTGGCGGAGACGACATGCAGGCGATTCCCGCGCTTGTCATCGACTCCCTACAATTCCAGTTATGGGCAGACGGTGCGCTGAAGCACACCAAGCGGGTGACAAACAGCAGGGCTTTCAGGCTCCCAAGCGGGTACAAGGCCGACAACTGCGAAGTAGTGTTATCCGGCAACGTGAAGGTTTCGGGAGTCGTCCTGGCGGAAACGATGGACGGATTGAAACAAACCTAAATCAACTAAGAGGAGTATTTAAATTGGCAAAGTACGTTCATTCCGATGTTCTGGATGGTGGGTTGAATGCAATAAAAAACGGCGCAATAAGGATGCTTTTGCTCAAAGCGTATGCGGCCGGCAACTCCTACGCTACCGTCACCAGCAATGCTGTTTGCACGGTCGTAATGGCCTCAACCGATTACGTTTTGTCCGGTGCAGACGGCGCGGCTCGTGTCCTGACGGTTGCGGTCAAGAGCGGGACTGCTTCGGCTGGTTCCGGTGCCGCGCCTGATCTTCACATCGCGTTCACAGACAACGTGAGCAAGGTTTTGATGGTCACGGATGAAACGACCAATCAAGTCATTACGAGCGGGAACACAGTCAATTTTCCGGCACTTACCTACACTAGCAGTCAACCGGCATAAATCATGGCTACGATGACGAATCAAGAAAGACTTAATGCGGCGGGGGAAGCGATGAGTGAAATGGGTTTTCCTGGCTTAACGAAAATTGACGTGAGAGCGGCAGTGAACGCAATCGACCAATGGGTAAGCGATAACGCGCTGTCCCTCAATTCGGCAATTCCACAACCAGCAAGGGCGGCGCTTACGTCTGAACAAAAAGCGCAATTATTGAAGTATGTCGTAACCAGGCGCTATATAACAGGAGCATAAGATGGCAAGCGGAGATACATTACTCTCACTTTTCCCTTCGGACAACGAGCCACCTGCCAGCGGCTATGCAACAGTGGATTCTAGGAATGGACACCCCGTTCTGGACTTCGACACCACAACGGAAGAAATAGCAATCTTTACCTGCCTGCTTCCCCGCAATTATGCCGGTGGCGGGATAACTGTTTACATCCACGCAGCGCTGACCAGTGCTACAACCGGGACGCTCGGTTGGCTGGTTGCGTTCGAGCGCATGGACGCGGGGACCAATCTTGATACGGATTCGTTTGCTGCCGACCAGACGGTGACTGCCGCAACCGTGCCCGCTACAAGTGGACTTCCCTTGATCCTTAATGTCGCAATAAGCAACGGCGCGAATATGGACAGTATCGCGGCGGGTGACACTTTCCGCCTCCGAATCAAGCGCAATGTCGCGCTCGATACGGCAGCGAGCGATGCGGAATTGATTTCAGTTGAGTTGAAGGAAACCTGATAAGTGGCACTTGGCTTTGGCTCGACTCGGGGTGTTAATAGTGCCGACAGAGTTGTAACGGCATCTGAGACGATTCCCGCGCAATTTAGCTTTCACATCTGGGCTAATCGAAACGGCGAGGGCGGCGGCAGCTTAGGGCGTATTTTCGACAGGGGATCATTCCTGTTCTTCAACAACAATCCTAATACAGCCGGGACTTACGCGCTCGGGTTGAATGCTGCGGCGGATACAAGATACCGCTGGGCGCGGCCAGCAGCGGGGGTATGGGCACCCACCGGCTTTTCCGTTGACACGACATCTTCCGCGAATACTCCGACTGTCTATCAATCCGGCACTAAGCTCACGATAGGTAGCGGAGTAACGCGAGACGGCGCAGCCATGACGTGGCCCACTGCATCTGCCGCGTGGTGTATAGGGAATAGGGTATCGGACGGGATCAGGGGTTGGGACGGAGACGAAGCCGAAATAGCCTGGTGGAACGTCATTCTGACAGATGATGAATTCTACGCTCTGCAAAAAGGTATCTCGCCAAATCAGATCAGGCCGGAAGCATTGCAGCACTATTTCCCGTTCATACGCTCGGGCGCGATTGACAAATGGGGTGCCCCAGCGACGGTAACAGGTACAGCCGCGCAGCCTCACCCGCCGATTATTTACGCGCACCGCAGGGTAGCACGTAAGCTGGTTACGGCAACCGTTTCCGAACATAACCTCATCATAGCCAATGCTACTCAGGCTAATACCGGGACGGCGGTCGCAGTAACTCAAGATCACGCGCTTACTGGTGACGCCAACGTACAAACCAACACGGCAAGTGACGTTGAGATTTCCGTAGGCGTTGCTCATGATCTGTCCGTATCAAGTCCTGCTCAGGAAAACACTGGCGCAAGCGCAGCAATCACGCAGGATCATGTGCTTGTCTTTGCGGCCAGTATCCAGGACAACATAGCGGCTGCGAGTGCGATTGTTCAGGAACACATTCTCGCCCTTGAGAACGCATCGCAAGGAAACATCGCAAGCGATGGCGAGATTGTCATTGTTGACACGAATGATCTTGCCGTCGATCCAGTTACGCAAGGAAATATTGCCGGGACCGGGGCAGTAACGCGAACGCAAACACTAACAGCAGAAAACGCGGTGCAGGCGAACAATGCCAGCACAGGGGCATTGAGCGACGGGATCATATTTGAGACTGCCCTTGCCACAGTTACCGGGGATACCACTGGACTCAAAAAGCCTGGGATTCCGAACGACACCCCGGCATGGCTCAAGACGACCATCGAGATTGTTTTAGGGCGCAGGGGAAACCGGATAGAAGTGCCAGAGCAGCAAACTCTCACGTTTTCATCCACGCCCACGCAGGCTGAGTGCGAAGCCTTGCTTAACTACACAAATACTGTGCGCAGCTCACTCGAACAACTTATAAACAGGCTGGACAGTTGAATGAACAGAGTTCTGTTTTCCATTTTGGACGCCAGCATGGGGCGCGAAATAACACCCTCTTTGGCATTGGATATTATCAGGGCAGCATCAATGCTCGAACCGCTTATCTCGGGAGAGCATATAGAGCAAATTGCTCCCCTTGAACATGAAGGCTTTATTTTCTCGGTGGAGAAAATGGACGCTACCGAGGGCGAAATGCGGGCATTGCACAAAGCGCATTGGGATGAAACAGAAGCGCATCGCCACGGCCTCACGCTCAATCCGGACTACACGACTTTTATTCGCTACGAACGGGCGGGGCGCTACATCCTTTTCACGATAAGGCATGAAGGAAAGCTCGTTGGCAACTGTGCAATGTATCTGGATAGAAGCACACACACACAAACGCTTATTGCCACGGAAGACACGCTCTATTTGCTACCGGAAGCCCGAAAGGGGAATGTGGCAAAGCATTTTATTGCCTATTGCGAGTCTGCCCTGAAACACCTGGGAGTCAAGGAAATAACCGTAACGGTAAAAACTGTAAACCGGGCCGGACTGTTTTTTCAAAGGCTCGGCTATCGCCATGTTGAGAACGGATTAACGAAGATATTGGAGAACCAGAATGTGTAAACCTAAGATTCCGAAGCCTGATCCTCTTATAGGGCAAGCCGCGAAGCAAAACGCAGACATTGCACAGCAACAGCTCGACGTCGCAAAACAGCAATTAGCATGGGAGAGAGAAAGGGCGGCGGTTGAAGATCCACTGGTTCGTGGCATCGTCAACCAACAGATACGAAGCGGCGATGCAAACGAAGCACGCGCGGCGGATCAGTGGAGCATCTACCAGAACCTTTTCAAGCCGGTTGAAGAGCGCATGGTAGGCGAAGCCATGAGCTTCGATTCTCCCGAACGAAAGGAGCGCATGGCGGCGGAAGCGGCGGCGGATGTAACTCGCAGCTACGGCGCGGCACAGGAACAGAATGCGCGGGCGCTCGGGGCAATGGGCGTTAATCCGAATTCCGGGCGCTTTGCCGCCATGTCCAACGAAAACGCAATTGCTCAGGCTACGGACACAGCCGGTGCCATGAACAAGGCCAGACGAGATACCGAACTACAAGGCATCGCATTAAGAACCGGGGCAGCACAATTCGGGCGCAACATGCCGAATACCGGGATTGCAGCAGACAGTATGGCGCTTAATGCGGGAAATAACGCCGTGGGCAATCTCGCCAACAATTCACAGATACGCAATGCGAACAACGCGGCGGCGATGCAATGGTTCGGTGGAGCCGCCAACTCCAACAGTTCAGCAGGAAATCTCGGCCTTGGACTGTATCAAGGCGCGTTACAGGGTGCGCAGATGCAGCAGGAAGCAATGGGGGGGATAGGTAGTCTTGTTGGCACGCTGGGAATGGCCGGGGCAGTCTATTAATGAGAGTCCTTGCATTCTCAGGCGGCAAGGATTCTATGGCTTGCCTGCATCTTTGCAGGCATAGCCTCGACTGTGCAATCTACGTCGATACCGGAAAGGCGTACCCGGAAACCCTCGAGATGGTGCGCTACGCAGAAGGGATCGTTCCGGTTATTACCGTACACACAAATCAGGCAGAACAGAACCAGCGTGAGGGAATACCTGCCGACATTGTGCCCATCGACTGGACCCGCCTTGGACAGTCGCACACGTCGGCAAAACCGGTAATGATCCAGAGTTATATTTCATGCTGTTTCGAGAATATCGCATACCCGTTATTAACTGAGGCCAAGGGAATTGGCGCGACGGAGATAGTGTACGGGCAGCGCAATGAAGACAGCCATAAATCGACGGCGCGGAATGGTGACAAGATAGAGGGAATGACTAGACTGCACCCGATAGAGAATTGGACGAGCCAGCAGGTGTTTGATTATCTCGCTTCCGTAATGGAGATACCCAAACATTACGCAATTAAGCATTCCTCTCTGGATTGCTACGACTGCACGGCTTTTAAGAGCGATTCCCAAGATCGGTGGCGATATACCCTCTCCACTCACCCGGAGTTGTATCGGAAGTACGCGCAAAGGCGCGATCAATTAACTCAGGCTTTGGCCGACGCACTAAGGGGGGATGAATAAATGTCTGGTGGATTCGCGGGCGGTTTAGCCCAAGGCATTACAAACGGGATGCAGCTTGGTTTACAAGCTACACAATCGGAGCGACTTGCCAAGGCAGATGAGCGGGATGCTGAAATACACGAACTCCGCAAGGATCAGTACGCTTCCGAAAAGGAAATGAGGGATCGGCGGAATAATGCTTTGCGTGAGATAGCGGCATATCACAACCAAGCTACCGGGGAAGGCGCAGCACCAGCGCCCGCGCAAGCGGCGGCAGCACCTATGCAAACATCAATGCCGCAAGCTGGACTCGCCGCGAGTCTGCCAGCGGAACAGGCAAGCGGTGTGCCTGGCACTCTAGCCGCAGCGACACAACCGCAACCACAACAGCCGGAATTACCGCCTGCCAAAGTGTTAGAAAAAGGCATGGTGACAGGAATGTACACCCCAAAGCATCTGACCGACATTGCCAATATTTGGGCAAAGCATGGCTTGCAGGATGAGGGCATAAAGTACATGAACCAGGCTTATGAAACCGAGAAGCGGGGCGGGGTTCGTGCGGCTATGGCATTCATGCAGAACAATCCGGGGGCGGCGGCAGAAGCTCTCAAGGGCGGCGGGATCGAACTGGATGGGTTGCCCGTCAAGGTCAAGGCCGACGACCCAAACGATATGAACTGGAAGATCAGCATCAAGGGGCAGGGCGAACAGACCGTCAATGTCCGCGACTGGCTCCGATCCACGATGGACCCGGAGGAATTCTTTAAGGCAGAGGACCGGCGGCAAAAGGAAGAACGGGAAGCGAATCTTGACGAGCGCAAGTTTGAACATGGACGACGGCTTGGCGAAGAAAAACTATCGCTTGACCGGCGCAAGACGGATGCTGAAATTGGCTACCTGAAAAGCCGCAGCACACTTGCGGAAGCCAACGCAGAAAAAGCGGACAGATACGAACCGGGCGGATTAAAGCCAAGCCGTTCATCCGAAGCACAAATCAATACCGCAATCAAGCGCCGGGATACCAGCTTTGACCGCGTGAGTTCAGTAAAGAACGATGAGGGAAAATTCGAGGTAGACCCGCAAAAACGTCAAGTACTCGATAGCGCTGCCAATCAGTATCTAACCTTCCTTGAAGACCAGCTCGGGGAAGAACTGGATTCGAGGCAGCATCACAAGTTCACGGATGCGATGGTTAGCTATCCGGTAAACGGCACGCCTGCACAGATAGAGGCATGGCAGAACAAGGAATTCCTGCCGCGTTTTGGCGGCAAGCGCAAGGCAAAAAGCGCTGAACAACCCACGGGGAATGCGAGTGCCGCAGCACCGGCGCAAGGACTTGCGAAAGCGGCACAGCCTGCCGGTCCCAAGCCTGGATCACTGGCAGCGCTCAAAGAAAGGGAAAAAGAACGGCAAGCGCTCAAAGGAGAAATGGATGCAATCCAGAAAGCTTTGCAAACACCAAACCTTGATGTGAACCAAAAGAAATCCCTTGCACTGAAAGCGCAAGAAATCGCTGTTCGACGCGACTCCCTGAAGTAAGGAACCGGAATGCCCCTGAATGACACGCTACTTCCCGATGAGGATGCTACCGGCGAGCTGGTAAGACAGGAACGCAGATCACGGCGGCTTGACGCTCCCGTTTCTCGCTCAAGGCCGAGAACTTTCGATCTTTCCGATGATGCAGAGTTGCAACTGAAGGAACTCGCGCAATCCACACGCTCATTCCAATCCGCGCCGACAGAACAGCCGGAAGCGCCCAAGCCCATTGGACTTATGGGAACGATCCGGGAAGGCGCAAAGGGCACACTGCGAGCCTTGGGCGCGACTGCCGACACCATGCAAGGAGACGCGCAAGGCGTGGTATCGGCAGCGCAGGAGCAGGCGGACGCTCCCAAAGACCCGGATCTGGAAAGGTTCTACCAGCACATAGAAGAACGCAAGCGAGCGCTCGGGGAAAATCCCTCTCTTTGGGAAGGCATCAAGGCCGTGGGCGGGGCCGCAATCGATAACCCGCGTGGCTTCGGCCTCATGGTTGCCGAACAGATACCGAACTCAGGGGCGGCGTTAGGCGCGGCGGGCGCGGGCGCACTTGCTGGTTCCTTTGGTGGACCAGTCGGGGCCGCAATAGGCGGATTGGCAGGACTTGCAGCGGCCAATATCGGGCTTGAAACCGGACATAAGGCGCTGGAAGCGGCACAGGACAAGGAATTCACGCCTGAAGAACAAAGCCGCGTACGTCAAGAGGGGCTTGTGAAGGGTGGAATCATTACCGGAATCGATGCGGCCACTCTTGGTGTAACCAAATTCATCACAAACACTACCAGGCGTGCAGTCGAACGCGCCACCGTCAAAACACTGGCAGATAACGGGATAGACGTGACCAGTGCCGCAGCGCGACGGGCGGCGATGGAAACACCAGAGATAGCGGAATCCGTCAAGACCGCGCAAGAATTGGCAAAGCAGGGTGCAAGCAAGTTGGGCAACAGGCTTGCCAGAACAGGCGGTGCGGTAGCCCTTGAAACCATAGGAGAAGGAGCCGGGGAATACCTGGGCGAACTCGCGGCCACGGGCAAGGCGAATGCGATAGATGCGGTAGTAGAGGGTTTCGCCGGACTCGGAACGAGTATCGGGGAGATTGCAGCTACCAGCGCACTCAACCGCAAAGGGTTACAACGCCTGTTGGATTCCCCCGAAGACGCGGAAGCGACAGCGGAAGCCGAAACTAAAAAGACTGGTATTCAGCATGAAGCAATTGCTCATCCAACCGAAGCGGATAAATTCGTCGCGGTGCCAAAGGCGCGTTCGGTAGCAGGCATAGAACTTACCCGTGACGCTGAAGGCAACCTGAAACCAGTAACGCCCGTATCCACTCAGGCCGATTTCAACCTTGCGAACAAACCGGGATTCGAGTTAACGGCTGAAGACAAGGTTCGGGAAGCGGAACTCAAACGGCAAAGAGACGAGGAATACGCCAAAAACCCTATAGTCATCGCCAAGAATCTGCCGCCAATGATTGCCGGGAAAACAGCCGGGGATATGTCAAATGACGCGCTCGAATACACGGCAAACCGGGGAAGCGAACGGGCCAAGAAGATTGCTGCCGACGAACTGGCACGTCGTAGAAAAGAGGGCATCGATCCCGCTATTGCGAACGCTCCCGAAAAACCGGAAGACACGGTAAAAAGGATAGTTGCCACCGGCGCGGAGAAGGCCAAGGAAACGACCAAGAAGCAGAACTCGATACTTACCCCTGCTCCAACCGCGATAGTGCAGCCAGCGGCTCCACAACCAGCGGCAACCAGCATGAATGCCGCAAATCTTCAGGTGGTTTTACCGGACAATACATCGCTACCCGCGCAATGGGACGTTGTTGACGCTGATTCGATCAAGGCAACCATCAAGGAAGGCAAAAATCAGCCGCGTGACCGTTCCCGCGCAGCTTCCGATATTCAGGTTCAAGGCATCGCCAACTCTCCGGATTACCGCCGACTGGCCGATTCTCCGGTAATGGACGTAGGTTCGCCAACACTTTCGCATGACGGCTTGATTGTCGGGGGCAATGGCCGGTTTGAAGGTATCAGCCGCGCTTATGACCAGGGCAGCGCTGCCAATTACCTGACGAACCTCAAAGCCGACGCAGCAGCGAAAGGCATTGATCCGGCAAAGCTGGAAGGCATGAAAAAGCCGGTACTGGTCCGGCGCATTACGCAACCGTTCGATATTCGCAAACTCGCCATTGCATCGAACTCCGGGACAGGCTTGCAGTATTCCGGACTGGAACTGGCGAAGATCGATGCGGAACGTATGCAGGGACTCGAAAACCTTGAGATAACCGATTCCGGGGACATTGCGCTAACAACCGGAAATATTCAGAACATACGGCATTCTCTGGGTGGATACAGCGCGGCAGAACTCGGTTCCCTTGTGGACAAGGACGGCAGGCTTTCTCAGGAGGGCGTTCGCCGGATTCGAAACGCGATGCTCTACTCCGCGTACGGATCAAACCCTACGCTGGAAAGACTGGTTGAATCGACAGATAACGATTTGAGAAACATATCCGGCGCACTGGTCCGGGCGGCAGGCGCGGCAGCGAAAGTCAGGGCCGACATAAAAGCCGGAAACTTGCCGAAAGAACTCGATATAAGCGAAGCACTGGTAGGCGCGGTAGAAACCCTGTCGAAGATCAGAGCGCAGGGGATGAATGTTGATGAATACCTCTCGCAAATCGGACTGTTCGGGGAAGAAGTCAACGAGGATACCCGCGCCATTCTCCGCGTGCTGGATGAGAATATACGCTCTCAGAAAAAGATAGCCGACTTTATCCGTACGTACTACGATTCGGTTTCGCGCATAGACACCTCCACTGAGGACATTTTCGGTGCGCCTACTCCAACCAAACCGGAACTACTGAAAAATGCAAAAGAGCGTATCACCGAAAAACAACCGGACACCAAAGACCTCTTCAGCCGACCCACTGGTGAACCTGGCACGCAAAGCCCAAAGCAACCCAAGGATAATGCAGGCGCTCCAGAAAGCCGCAAAGAAAATAGCGAAGTAAAGAAGGAAGAGCCGAAGGCTGCACCTAAACCCGCACCTAAACCCGCGCCCGCACCTGCAAAAGCGCCTGAAGAGAAACCGGCCACACCCAGCGCACCACCAATCCGCCAACACATTGACGCGCTGATAAAGCGCCGTGCGGCGTCAAAGGAAACCGGCAAGGAACGAAGTCTCAATAACGCGATTACTCGCGCCAAAGAGATTCTGGACGGAAAGCGTACCGATACCGCAGCGGAATCAAAATGGTTCAGGGCGCACGCAGCGGCAATGAAAAAAGCCGACGCTGAAACGTCAGAGATATTAGGCAGGATCAGCGAAGCGATAAAGGCCCATGCCCCAAAAGAAAAAACAAAAGAAACAGAAAAGCCTTCCCTGGCTGTGCGGGGGAATACAAAGCCCGTACCAAGGGGAGGCCGAATCCTCGCAAACGGAATTGTTGAAACCCTACAAAGGGAAGGCGTCGCCGCGCTCGTCGGTCAAAAAATCACGTCACCGGAAAGACTAGCCGAACTCGCGCAAGTCTACCGCGATCCTCAATACGAAACTTTCCGTCTCTTCTTCACCAAAGGCAACAAGATTGTTCACGCTTCCGGGATAACGGTACGGTTGCCCGGTAACACTCCCATCTTCCCGAAAGGAATGACCCAACAACAGGGGTTAGACTGGATCAGGGAAATGATGCGGACCTCTGGTGCTGACGGTTACTGGATGTTGCACAATCATCCTTCAGGCAACCCTACGCCAAGCAATGAAGACGTGGTAACAACAAAACAGCTTGCTCGAATAATTCCGGGCATGAAAGGCCATGTCGTCATCAATTCAAACAAATACGCAACGATCATGCCCGGACGTGGCAATCCCAAATCTCAAGTCATTACTAAAGATTTCGGGGAAGATAAACTCATTAAGGCATCCAAGCCGCATGAATACATCGGTAGGGATGTTCCAAGCCCTGAAACCGTCGTTGAAATCGGCAAGTCTTTCCAGAAAGAAGGGTGGGTAACGCTCATAGGCGTATCGGGAGTGACCGGTGTACGAGCTATTGCTGAAATTCCTTCAAAGACCTTCGTTACTCCTGCTCTGGCAAGAGCCGCAATACGGCGTTTCGCAAGGCGCACAGGCTCCGGTTCTGTCTTTGCCTATGGCTCTGCGGCAGATTTGAAAGCAGGCAATGCGGTCCTGTTGGCAAGTGAAGGCTTTTTGCGAGGGGCAACAGACGACACCGGAACAGATTACGTTGCAAAAAATAGACGAGGGCAACGGTTCGGGCAAGAACCAGGGGATGGCGGGGTAGAACTCAATCAGGACTCGGCGCCATTCTTCAGCAAGGACCGTTTCGAAAAAATCACAGACTCTCTTATCTTCAACTTCCAGGATCGTTTCAAACCGCTTAAGGACATCCAGAAACGCGCTGGTCCCGTAACCGAAGACGAGGACGCCGCGCTTGCCGAAGAACGCTATTCCGGCACTGTTCGCGCCAGGATGGATACCTTCGAAGAACAGATGCGTGATCCACTCCTAAAGGCCATTCATGACTCGGGTGTTTCCTACGAGGATGTGGAAGAGTATCTGCACGCGCTGCACGCGCCAAGCCGCAACGCCGCAATGCACGAAATCAATCCGACCGAATCCGAACTCAAGACACAGACGGCAGCGCTGGAAAAGCAGCGTGATTTCCTTGCCAAAGACAAGGATGTTGAAAGATTCCTGAAGGAGCGCCGGGATCTTCGGCAGGCAGAGGCCGACATTGAGGATGGAATAGCCGACGAGTCGCTTGCTCGAATGATAAAGCAGGAACTCGCCCAGCTACGCAAACTTCCGAACGTGAAGGACTATGTAGATGCGCTGGACAAACTGAAGGCATTGCGCCTGGTGAAACCTTTTCAGGGAGACAACACCGCTCTTTCTGGCATGAGCGACAAGGAAGCGAAAAGTATCCTTGATAAAGCCACCAAGAACGGTACCGCCAAGGCGCTAGAGCGCGTTTCGTCCATCGTTGACGCCATCACATCACGGACGCGGCAAATCTACGTGGAGGGCGGCTTAGAGAAGGCAGACGCCATTGACGCATGGAACCGCAAGTACGAGCATTATGTACCGTTGCATCGCGGGGAAGTGGATGGAAACGCCATGCCAAAGGTGGGGCAGGGGTTCAACATCAGGGGTAAGGAATCGAAGCGTGCCACGGGTTCAAACAAGGATGTAACCAATATTCTTGCGCACGTCGTAGCCCAGCATGAGGCCGCGATTATTCGCTCAGAAAAGGCGAAAGTAGACCGTGCGCTTTTCCAGTTCGCTTCAACACACCCGGACCCTTCCTTGTGGACGTTGGATAACGCACCCATGCTTCGTACCGTGGACCCTGTTTCGGGATTCGTCGTTGAAAGAGTGGACCCGACTTACAAGAACCGGCCTGAAGTCTTAACCCTAAAGATTGACGGTGAAGAACACACAATCAGTTTTACAGAAAGCAATCTCGAAGCAATGCGGCTTGCGGCCAGCATGAAGAACATGGCTTCCCAGCAATTGGGAGAAGTAACGCAAATGGTGGGCAGGTTCACGCGAGTCCTGGCTACGATGAACACCACCGCCAATCCTGTTTTTGTCGCACGCAATTTCTTGCGCGACCTGCAAACAGCTTTCGTAAACTTGTCGGATACCGAGATTGCCGGAAAGAAAAGGGAAGTGTTCCGGGATGTGCCCGCAGCAATTAAAGGAATGTGGGCGCTGTCTCGCGGCAAGCATAAATCGCAGTGGGCGAAGTATGCCGAGGAATTCAAGGCGGCTGGTGGTCAAACTGGATGGATGGAGCATTACAACACCATCGGGGCGCGTGCGGAGTCCTTGAAGAAGGAACTCGAAGTCATGAAACCAGGGAAGGTGAATTTTGCGAGGCGCACGCTGAAATCCTGGTGGGATATCGTTCAGGATGCCAATAACGCAGTTGAGAACGGCGCAAGGCTTTCGGCCTATGTTGCTGCACGACGATCCGGTTTATCCGAGGGCAAAGCCGCGCAGCTCGCAAAGAACCTTACCGTAAACTTCAATACGCGGGGCGCAAAGAGCGTGGAATTGAACGCTTGGTACATGTTCATGAATGCTTCCATTCAGGGCACTGCGCGGCTTGTCAAGGCGCTATCTAACAAACAAGTTCGCAAGATCGTTGCTGGCGTGGTTCTCTCCGGCTTCCTGATGGATGTCGTTGCACGAGCAATGGCGGGAGACGACGACGAGGACGGAGAGAACGATTACGATCAACTGCCGGAACACACCAAGGCCATGAACTTCGTCTTCATGGTAGGCGGTCAACCGGTAACTATTCCCATGCCCTATGGGTATAACTTCTTTGCCAGCACTGGCCGCAAGTTGAGCGAAATGATTTTCCGGGAGAACTACAGTCCTGTAAAAAGCGCCGTGGATCTGGCCTCAGTCTTCCTTGACGCCTTCAGTCCCACCGGACAAGCAGGATCTGGGCTTCAGTATGTGGCCCCTACCGTGGCCGATCCTTTCATTCAGTGGGCAGAGAACAAGAACTTTGCCGGGAATCCGCTACGCCGCCAACAGAACCCCTTTGGCGTACCGAATCCCGAGTACCAGATGGGTTTCAAATCCACCAGTGCGCCTGCTAAATGGCTGGCCGAACGCTTGAACAATGTCACTGGCGGCAATGAGGTTCGACCTGGTTTCATCAACGTCAACCCGGCTTTCTTTGACTTCGCGGTTTCATCCGTTGCCGGGGGCGCTGGGCGTACGTACATGCAAACGGTAAGCGGCCCCATTAAAGCGGCGGGAGACGTCCAGTTACAAGCGCGAGAAATTCCATTCCTGAATATCTTCGTGGGCGCGCGGCCAGAATTCCAGACAGAGCGGAAATACTACGAAGCGGTAAAAGCCGTGGAACTTGCGGCTGATGAGCTAAAGACGTACCGGCAGAAAGGCGATACCGAAATGGTGCGAAGGATACGAGAGGCGCACGCGGGAGAATTGAGGCTTGCCACCGCCGCAAAAGAAACCAAGCGGATACTCAGCCAGCTTAGAAAACGTGATATCGCGCTGGATAAGGGAGACGTACCGAACAAAGCACAACTTCGGAAGGAGATCGAGGAAAAGAAACGCGCGGCAATGGCGCGGTTCAACAAGCGATACCGGGAAGAAACAGCGGCAGAATCTTAAAAGCATTGTTCGGCAGGAAGTGGTTATCAAGGTTTTTATACCATTGTCTCTTTGCTATTATGACATTCGGTTTAATGTTGTTCCCCTGAAAATATCAAAAATAATTGATAAAAATGCTTGACTTAATGGGATACATTGTATATCATTAAACCGTGGACATTCAGTCCCGCACCGCGCCTCCGGGGTAAGAGGGGCAAGGAGAAAATATCATGGCTTCATTCAATCAGGTTCAAATCATTGGCTACCTGGGCAAAGATCCCGAACTGCGTTACATGCCCAATGGGGAAGCGGTTTGCAACATCACGGTAGCGACTACTGAATCATGGAAGAACAAAGACGGAGAGAAGGAAGAGCGCACGGAATGGCACCGTGTGGTTTTTTACCGCAAGCTCGCCGAGATTGCCGGGGAATACTTGAAGAGGGGCGCATCGGTTTTTATCCAAGGCAAGCTTGTTACGCGCAAATGGACTGACAAGGCCGGTGTTGATCGCTACAACACCGAAATCATATCCGATACAATGAAGATGCTCGGCGGCAAGGGGAATGGCAAAGACGATGAGCGCAAGGAAGATCGAACTCCTGCTACTGGACCGTCGCCAACCGGCGTATTCGACGACAGCGACATTCCATTCTAAAAACCACTAAGGGGGCCGGGAAACCGGCCTCATACGCATGGCGGTTGAGTCCTGCATCTATGGGCAGGCAACTTGAGAGGCTCCGAGCAAGCAGTCGCCAGCCGTATGAGTGTGAATGCGTAGGCTGATACGCAAATGTCGTGGGTGGCTGATAACGCGCCGGATGTAGACGGACAGAATGCTAGCTACATGTTCCAGACGATCAACCCGACCGGGGCGCGTAACTTAAACGACGAAGCCGGAGACCCAGTACCGGCCACACTCACCAGTTAATTACAGGAGTCTTTTATGGACAGCAAATTACACATTCTTCAGCATTCGTTAGGGTTGGATGAATACGGAGAAGGAAAGCAATACCGGAACCATTTTGTAACCGGCGCGGGAAGCAAAGACTTTCCGTTGTGCAAAGAGCTGGTTGCCGAGGGTTTGATGACGGAGCAAATGAATCACCCCTTAGCTGGTGGCGATTCTGTCTTTTACGTGACGCAAAAAGGCCGGGATTACGTTGCACTCAACAGCCAGAAGCGTCCCAAATTAACACGAAGCCAAAAGCGTTACCAGGAATTCCTTGACGCTGATTGCGGGATGACGTTTGCCGAATGGATCGGGGTCAAGACGTTCTAATTAGAACGGAGTTACCCACAACTACGCCTACTCTTGCACTTGGTAGGGTGCGGTAGGCTTCGATGTGGATAACTCCGAAAAAATCTACCAGAAAAGCCCAAAGGCAACCAGGGCGCAGAACACTAAACCAACCACTGGCAAGGCATCCCGGTTCGCGTAGACCGCAGAGGCCATAACCCCGGTCATCACAATTGCCAAGACGACCAGGGCAACCGCAACCACTTCAGAAAACATGCGCCAGCATTGCGCCTACAGTGATAGCGGCACAGAGACTTGATACCGCTGCCCACCTTGCGGATGCTATTCGGGCCTCTTCGATTCGAGTCACCGCCAGGATCAGATCCTTCCTCACCTGTTCCCGGCCCTCATCCATTGCTGACACTACAGCGGTGTGGGCTTCGTTACTCACGTAGTCCGCGCCTTTGGTAATAATTTCTTTGGCTGTTTTTTTCCCTTCGGCAATGCCTTGCTGAACTGCATTTATCAAAGCCTTTACGTTTTCCTCCTGCTGTTTGTTCAAATCATCCACATATTGGGTCAGTAACGAATCGACCATCGTAACCAACACCAGGGACGAATCATTTTCTGGCAGAAGGATGTCGTGCTTAACCGCTATTTCCTTCCGAATTTCATCAACGTTAACCATCTTAAATAACCTCTTCCAGTTGTCGATAGATGTCCTGTTTAACCCTAAACAGGCGGGATTTTTTCATCAGATCGAAGTCTTGAGACATATTGATTTCATCAAATGTCAACTTTGCGGTAAGCATTTTCTCCATATCCGCGCCGAATGTTGAGGGATTTAGTTTCGCTAACCGAACGATACCATGTACTCGATCCCTGTTTTTTTGGTAAACGTTCATTTCCTCGAAAGTGTCTCCTCCATACTCTATCTTTCCAAAATGATCGTTCAGCCACACGACAATTCGAACGTTCTCAGGCATCTGTTCAACTAAATCCGCGAAACCGTTGAGAGTGTCGGTTAAGGATGAACCGCCAGCTATGACAGTATGAACAATCACCTGTTTACCATGCTCAGCGATCATATCGACTACATAGTTTTCTATCAGGTAGTTGTTCAACGGAATAAAGCTGGACGCGCCATTATCGACAACAAAGTTTGTATCCTCGCTGATAATTCGCATTATCAGTGAATCGAATTTTCCTTCATTCAGCACCGTGCCCTCCATCAAGTCTAATCGTTGTACGTTTAATGCCTTGTACCCGAAAAGGGTTGCGTTCGATGGATCTGTGTCTACTACTTCGACAGATTCACCACGGCCACGCAAGAATTGCGCGATTACAGAGGCCGCTAGTGATTTACCGACCCCGCCTTTCGCTTGCAGAATGAAATGCGCTTGATTCATTTCTTGTTCACTCCTTTGGTTTAGGTTTGAAGAGGTCGTCTCTGTTTTCAGTTCGTTTGAACTTTGGCTGACCGTATTCCGGTTTCTTGACTGGTTCTTTGTTTGTTGCTTCGATTCCTGGTTTATCTCCATCTGGTTTGCTCCTGATATAACGATTGACGTAGTGAACAAATTGGCTGTAACTGATTCCTAACTGCTTCTCGTATTCTTCATACACGGTTGCCATTGTGTGACCGGCTTCGATCTTTTCCCTGAAGACATCCCTTCTTGCCAGGAAAGCCACTCTGCCAGCTCCCAATCTCTTCTCTTTAGAAGCCTTCATTGCTTGAACTCCCTAAGAACACTGCAAAACTCTCTTATACTCTTCATAACTCTTGACTGCAACTTAACTATCTCACGATAACTCTTTATAAGTCAATATAACTATCTAAATATATCAAAAAGACTTGACAGTCAATAGTCGTTCGAATATATTTCTTTAAAGTCTGGTTATAAATCTATGGCAAGATGTGTATTGTGGGCCTACGCGCTACGCGCTTCGACTCCCCAATACTTCCTTTACTCGCCTTTGGCTCGACGGAAATCTTGAAGCAAAACCCTAATCAGGAGGAAATAACAATGCTAGTTAGATTCACGCTATCAATCGGAATAGGACAGCGACAAGAAGAGAAGGTGGAGTTTTCCGACGAAACAACAGAAAAAGAATTGGAACAAGCATGGCAAGACTGGTCGTCCAACTATATCGATGGCGGATACCGAATACTGGAATCAAATAAAGGGGAAAAACCATGAAACAGTTCGAAGTAAAAATGAAATGCGTTGTTACGAAAACCGTGACCGTTGAATGCGAAACGATAGAAGAAGCTGAGAGCAATCCTTGGGATCATTCAGTCGATGAACTCGAAACTGGCATGGAGGATTGGGACATTCTCAGCGTAAAGGAGGTTGAATAATGCAAAAACAGAGAGAGGAATTTGAGAGATGGGCCTATCCCAAAGGTTATGTGCTCACGAAAAACAAATTGAACATCTATGTCCACTACAAGACCTATGGCGCTTTCGAAGCATGGCAAGCCCGCCAGCCAGAGATTGATGCGCTCAAGCATGATAACGCAGACCTCTATGACAGCCTGAACAGGGAAACACGTGAGCGAATCAGACTTGACGACGAAAACGCCGCACTAGTTAAAGAACGCGACGAACTGCTGGCGGCTTTGCGAAAGATCGTTCAATGGAACGATAAATATCCATCGCACCGCATTTATTCCCATCACAGGATTATCGAGATTGCAGATGAACTTGATGTGATATGCGACGAGGCCAGAACCATGATCGCCAAATACAAGGAAGAATAATGGACGAGCAAAGAGAAGAATTCGAGAATCTGGCGAGAGATTTGGGGCTTCCGCTAAGAAGAGTAAGAGAGGGTGACGGCCCGTATGTTGACAGCAGGACAGATTTGGCTTTGTGCATATTTGCTCGTCGCCAGCCAGAGATTGATGCGCTCAAGGCCGAATTGAGAATGCTCCGAGACGGCATCCAGACTATGGGTGATGCTCTGGCCGATGGCGTATGGGCGCACCTTATCTCATCAGACGACGATCTGAATGCGTTAGACGCCGGAGTATCCGCTCTGGTAGGGAGGCTATCAACACTCAACGAGGAAGTGAAGCGGTTGCGGAAGGATGCTGAATCGTATCGGGAATGGAAGGCTAACTTGCCGTCATACAAAGAACACTATTAAGGAGCCGAAATGAAAATACCGGAAGGATGGCAATTAGTGCCGGTTGAGCCTACTCAAGCAATGGCTGACGCAGCGTGGAAATACGGCAATGAGAAAACGAGCGATGCCCCTGACCCCGTATACGCTTACAAAGCGATGCTCGCAGCCGCCCCGACACCGCCAGCAACAGGGCGGGCCGCTGATAGAGTCCGTGAATTGCTAGACGAACTTTCCCCTGAGTCACGGGCGGATTTAATCGACTACATTCGGACAATGCCTGCGACACCGCCAGCGCAGGAGGTTGAGCCTGAGCAAATCGTGTTTTACATCATGCGAAAGCCGGGGCTCGTGCCCCAAGTTTGCAGGCCGATTGGGAATGATCTTGCGGACAATTTGCGAGATTGGTTCAAACACCATCCAGGGGCAACCATTGATCTGGTGCGCGTAAATTGGAACAGCGCCAGTCACGTATGGGTGAACGACGGGATTGAGTACTTGCAAATGCTGGATGACGGCGGGTGGGTACCGGATAGGCCAGACGACAAGCTCAGGGAAGCGGCAAAAAAATTGCTCCGCATTCTGAACGAAGGCGGAAACCGCGCCGAGGCAATGAAAGACCTGGATGCAGAATTGAACAAATGACACGCCCACGCGATAAGCCCATCAAGGTATTCGTAACCGAAGAAGAACGCGCCGAGATAGCGCGTCTTGCCGCGTCCGCTAATCTATCGCTTTCCGCATATCTTCGCGCTGCCGGACTTCATCAACAGATTCGCTCAGTCATCGACATTAACGCTGTCAACGAACTGGCTAAAGTAAACGGGGATCTTGGGCGCGTTGCTGGCCTGCTGAAACTTTGGCTTGCCGAGAAACGAGGGCAAGGCGCTCATCCCCGAGAGGTT